TCATGGGGCAAACTTTCGCTGTTTTGGATTTAGCTCCTCCAGTTGGTCGATAGCGGCCCGACTTATCGCGGCGGATTTGTGTGTGTAAATATCTGCGGTGGTACCTATTTTACTATGTCTAAGCTGCTCCTGGATTGTTTTAAGATCAGCACCGCTTTCCCGCAAGAGCATGCCAGCGGTATGGCGTAAGCCGTGCAGCGGGATATGAGGCAGGTTATGCCGCTTAAGAAACTTGCTCCAGGTGTTTGTGGCGGTGGTCGGAAAGTACATGATCCCCTTGCCACCATGGAAAATAAATCGCTTATCTCCACCTTCCCAACTCTTACATTGAAGCTTTTCTTTCTTCCATTCCCGTTCATATTCTTTGAGCTGATCCATGTACCAGCGGGGCATAGGCACCCAACCCTCAGACGCTTCGGATTTCACCTCACCTTCTGTTTTTTTACCGTCTTCGTCGAATGTAATCTGATCCTCAATCCAGATGGCCCCACGATCGTTATCGATATCAGACCATTCCACAGCCAGCATTTCACCGCGCCGGAAACCGCCCATCATCACACCGCTAAAATACAGGCGCCAGCGTGTGGGAAGTTCGAACATTTCAATAAGCACTTGAACTGTCTCTTCCCAGGAATAGTTTTTTTTCTTGTCACGCATTTTCTTTTTTTCCTTCTTGCCCGCACTGGGACGATCCACCCCATCAATGGGGTTTTTCGTGATAACCCCCCAACCTGTAGCGGCATCAAATACAGACTTGGCTGCTTTGAAAATGTTTAATTTGGTATTGGTTGCCATCGGCTTTCCATCTTTTCTCTTAATCTCTGCGAAAAAGGTGACCAAATGTAAAGTAGTAATCTGATCCATGCGGACATCTCCAAAGACCGGCATCAAATACGTTTTGATGAATATCATGCTCTGCCGACGGGTGTAATCGCCCATATGCTGTAAAGCATATCCTGTTCTCCATGTTGGAACAAAATTTCTGAAACTAATTTTTTCAGCTTTTCCTAATGATCCGGATTCAACAATTTTAGCCCATTCTGCCACCTCCAATGTCAACCATGACTCTAGTTTACGCACTGACTTGGCGATATCTGGAGGGGCCTCGACTGATTTGCTTTTTTTCGGCTTATTCACTTTAGTTATGTCCCGCGCAACGACTCTATACTTGTTTCCGCCAAGATGTTCATAATATGCCATCGTATTTCTCCTTCTATCATTATTGAGTTTAAGTTGTGAATCAATCAATGGGTACTACATCGGCCTCACCTCCTTGAATGGGAATATGTGTTCTGTTGGGTGGCTGCAAGAAACTGCCCCACACCTAAGGCGATGCGAGTTGAATCCGTTATGTAAGTGTTTTAATATCCTACCCACGTTCTGCAGATGTACGCAGGAGGCTTTTTTAAAGTGGCCAATTCCCCAGGAACGCCAGAAGCCTCAGCAGCTTGGTATACTGTCATGCCATCGATTAGTAGTTGATCTGGGATCAAGAGTTCTACAGCAAATTGATTTGCCTCACGCTCGATTTTGTCTAATGATAAAAGTGTGTTCTTTTTTAAAAAAGGCGTATTCACTTTAGGGTGCAAATAGTGATGTCCAAGTTCGTGAGCGCAAGTAAAACGAGTTTCTGCTTCAGAAAGACTTTCATGTATGTGAATAAAAGAAATTCGGTTTATGTGGCTGTAGTACCCCCAAGTGAATTTTCCTAAATACTCATGTATGACCTCAATCTTTTGTATTTCAGAAAGCTTAAAGGGGTCTAATGTCCCGTAGGTATTAATTAGCTTTTGAACAAGATGTCTTATTTTCATTAGAGACCCCCAATGATTATTTCTGATATTTTTTTGGAGTGAATTTCTTTTTTGCAGCATACTTCGATAGTCTTAAAGTGTTCTCTAAAGAAATACGTAAAGCTTCTCGATCCTCTTCGTCATATTCAACCTGTTCCCCATGAAATGCGATGGATGCCCCGCTTTCAAGATTTTTCATCATTTTCTCTAGCTGAACAGCAATATCCATCTCTTCTTTTGGGGTAAGGGAATAAGGGTCCTCAAGTGCCATATCTTCAGTTAATCCTAGTAGGTAGTCAGGCCTAACACGAAGAATTGAAGCAATTTTATTCAACTTATCGCTAGGAGGAGCGCTCTTGTCCCTTTCGTAGCTCGAGAAATTTGCTTCTGTCATATCTAACTTCTCGGCCATCGCTTTTTGGGTAAAACCCCTCAAGTTTCTTATTTTTCTTATCCTCGAACCTAATGACATAGCATAACACTCCATAAATTAAATTTGTTAAAAAATCACTTGCTCAAATTAAATTTGAGTGTTATATTATTACTCAAGGAGGTGAGCAAGCGAATGACAAAACAAACAACCTTCAAAAAACCGCGGCAACGGTTGAAAGAATTACGTAAGAGCAAAGGAACCCAACTTGCAGTTGCTATAACTTTGGGCATTACTGAAACTCATTTGCGTGAACTGGAAAATGGACGGTCTGTCCCAGGTACTAGGTTGCTTAAGCGTATCGAGCACTATTTTGGAGTTTCTGATGATGAATTATTCCCTGATTTGAATGAACCTGAATTTTATATGAGTTGAACTAAAATTTAATTTTCGTCACTAATGGAATTATATAACAAGATTTGTGTTTCCGCAAGTGGGATTTGTGGTTTTCTTTAAATATGTCTATATATCAAATTAAATTTGAGTTCTATTCTAAAAGAAAGACGTGATATCGATTACAACAGCGGACTTAATTGATTCCCTGCGGGCAGATATCATCCGTAATCTCCGCGAAGAACTACTAGCCGAACTTGAGCCTGAGATTCAGCGTCGTCTATATGCCAACATCCTGAATATCAAGGAAGCAAGTGCTTACCTAAAAATTTCAGAATCAACATTAAGAAAGATGGTCAGCGCTAATGAAATTCCTTTTTTTCGGCAGCGCGGTCAGATTTTTTTCCGCCAGATTGATATAGATAAACATCTGGAAAAGCTTGTTTCTCAAACGATGCATGAAAGGAGGTGAATTGATTGGAGGTACATATCTCTGATGCTCGCAAAGTGTACACAACTTCTGATCCGAACGAAGTCAACGAAATGCTGGAAGATGGTTGGCTGCTTGCAGATGTAACGCGAGGCAATCTTAAATACTTGTTTTTATTAATCAAAGTTTAGGGGGATGAGTATGAATCCGAAATTGGCACAATTATTTGATAAGGTGATCCAGATTCCAAGAAACTCCGTTTACACTGCATCAATTTCAATTACATCGGATATCGTCGATGTCGTGGTCCTTAAAAATCTCGCTGCTGTGGATTCTGATGAATTTATCCCTGCATGGGTCGAGTTTTTTTTAAACCTTCACAACGAGCAAGAAAAAGTGGAGGAAGCAATACAAGCCATCGATGCCATTCTCAGCGGAGATTACAACAAGGAGGCGGTAAACCTTGCCGGATGATCTGCTGGACAAGCTGGGAGAGTATTTCGTTTATCATTCCATCGGAGAGCGGTACCGCATTACGTTTGAACAATTTCTTGGGAAGGTGAGGGCGGGGACATGGGAGGCGTATCTGGCAGCATAGGGTATGACTTTCAAGCGGCAAGGGGCCGTATCATGGAGTTGACCAGTTTGTATCGGCATGCGGTCCGGCTGGGAGATGAGCTGGCACAGCATGAGTTGAAAACTCTGGTAGAAGAACTTGAGCAAGAGGTTGCGGTTGCGCATGCAGCTGCGGGCAGCAAAAAAGCCGTCGGCGAGGACGGCTTCCAGCAAAACAAATAAATAGGACGTTCCTATAATACCGCATGTACCGGGGGAGCGCAAGGGAGCAGGTTGTGGATCTTATCAGCGAGATTAAAAACAAGGTTCAGAATATTCCTGCTGAACAGATAACATTTTTCTGTATTGGGACGGATCGCTCAACCGGCGACTCATTTGGCCCGCTCATAGGGTCAGCCCTTTACAAATTAGGCTACAACGTAATTGGCAGAATGGACGATTTAGTTCATGCCATGAATCTCGATGAACGGATTAAAGAGATTCCTGAAGGACGAAAGGTTATTGCAATAGATTCATGTTTAGGAAGGGCAGACTCTATAGGCGATATTAGGTTCAGGTCCGGTCCTTGTCGGCCAGGTGCAGGAGTCGGGAAACAATTGACTCCCATAGGAGATTATCACCTGATAGGGATTGTAAACGCGGGGGGATTCATGGAGTATTTCGTTCTTCAAAATACCCCATTACACCGGGTAATGAACATGGCAAAGAGTGCTGTTGATGCCATTTGTAATGCTGTACTCATACCAGCAATTGCTGAAGTAGCTACAACCAATCAAATAAATGCAGGATCGCTGAAGCGATCTGAACTGGAGGAAATGATATGAAAGCAACTGGAATTGTACGTCGTATTGATGATCTTGGCCGTGTAGTTATCCCAAAAGAAACCCGTCGTGTACTTGGTATGAAGGAAGGAGACCCAGTCGAATTCTACATGGTTGAGGGCGGGATTGTAATCCGTAAATATTCTCCTGGATGTGCAGTAACCGGCAGCACAGAAGATTTGATTGAATTTAACGGCAAGCAATATAGTCGTGAAGCAATAAGACAGCTCGCCCAGCGGGCAGGCATTTAAGTTGGACAAGGCTCAGCCTTGTCTCAGGGATTCAGACACTCCCCGTCTGGCTTCCTGAGATGTGGCTGACACATCTGAGTGGTGGCGGAACACATGCAAGGTTCAAATTCTTGCCCACTCAATTACATAGGAAGGAGGACGGACGGCATGGGTGATGTTGCTGAAATGATTTTGGATGGAATCCTTTGTGAAGGATGCGGGGCTTTCATCGATGACGGCGAGGAACCGGGTCATCCTCGGAAATGTGAAGACTGTGAATAAGTAAAATAGCCCGCTGCAACGGGCTACACCAATCAATGGATGCCCCCATAATACCATGTGTAGGTGGGGGCGACAAGGAGGAGCTATGACAAAGCAGGAGCTTATTACGAAATTATTGGCGTTGCCGGCCGAAATTACGGCTGCTGAAGATGCAGTGCTGGGGGTACATCGGCAATTAACGGATGTTAAAGATATTCTTCAGGAAAAGGAAGATTCGCTTTTGCTGGGCAACAGGTTAGATGGAAAGAACGCCGAAATGCGAGCAGCACAGGCCCGCGCTTTTACAGGGCATGAGCGCAAACTGGTGACTGAATATGAACTGAGATTGAAAAACGCGGTATCCAATCTGGAGCGTTTGCGGGTGCAAATGAATGCATATCGTACCGTGGCCAGTCTCCTGCAGGTGAACGTATGAACAAGATCACCCTACAACGCCTGACACTCCGCAATTTCAAAGGCTTCCGCGAGTTTCAGCTTGTGGCCAATGGACAGCCGGTCAATGTATTCGGCGATAACGGGACAGGCAAGACAACCCTGTTCGATGCTTTTACCTGGCTGCCGTTTGGCAAGGACAGCGCAAACCGGACAGACTTTGAAATCAAGGAGCTTGATTCCGCCGGCAAGGTTCGGCAGCACAAGCTGGAGCACGAGGTTGAAGGTGTGCTCGACATAAACGGGAAGAGCAAGACGTTCCGACGTGTCTTCGCTGAGAAATGGACCAAGAAGCGCGGATCGCTGACAGCTGCATTCGAGGGTCATGAAACTTCTTATTTCGTCGACGGTGTACCCGTCACTAAAAAGGAATACGATGCAGCGGTCACGGCCCTGCTTCCGGAGGAACTGTTCAAGCTCCTTACCAGCCCGACGTATTTCAACGAGCAGCTCAAATGGCAAGATCGGCGAAAGCTACTCCTGGAGGTCTGCGGGGATGTAACGGATGCCGAGGTTATTCATTCCAACACTGAGTTGGCTCCATTAGAGGCCATTTTGCGTGAGCGGGATATTGATGATCATAAAAAGGTCGTTGCTGCATCGATGAAACGCATTAATCAGGAGATTAATGATATCCCCATCCGGATCAGCGAGGCACAGCGCAGTATGCCGGATGTATCCGAGATCAGCGAGGATATGCTCAAGGAGGATATTGTCACGCTTCGCGAGCGGTTAACCGGAAAGGAGCAGGAGCTTGTCCGGGTGCAATCAGGTGGCCAAGCCGCCGAACTGCAGCATCGTCTTCGAGAAATTGAGGGCGAGCAGCTCCAGATTAAGAATGTATTGCAAACGGCAGCGCTGGATTCGGTAGCTCAGCAGCGGGCGCATGTTGATAACCTACTTCGTGATTTGGATAATGTTCGCCGATCGATGGATGATCGGCACTACAAAATCAAGATCAATGAGCAGCGGATCGCCGGGCTTGACCAAGAGAGGGCGCAACTCCGAGCGGAGTTCAGCGCTGCAAGCACAGACGGATTTGCACATTCGGCTGACGATAACTGCCCGGCGTGTGGACAGCTGCTTCCGGAGGAGTGTCGGCAGGAAGCTCATGATATGGCATTGGCCGACTTCAACCGCCGCAAGGCCGAACGTCTGGAAGGGATTCAGCGCCGTGGGCGCGCTGCGCGTGATGAATCTGAGCGCCTGGACGATGAAGTCACCCGTATGCGAGAGGAGTTCCGGCAGTTGGCTGGGCAGCAGGAGCAGTTGCAAGTTCGAATTGATATGGCTAATGCTGAACTGGACCGCCTTCGTCAAGGTGTTCAGAACCCGGATGACGATACTAAATTTCGGAGTTTGGGAGACGAAGCAGGGCTGTTACGCCAGCAAATCACTACGTTACAGACAGATTCAGCGCAAGAGCAACAGCGGATTCAACAGGAGATTCAAAGCCTGCGCGTAGAGATTGGAGTCCTGGATGCTGAATTGGCCAAATTTGACCATGTGCGCCGGCAGCAAACTCGCATTATGGAGCTCGAGCAGCAGGAAAGTAAACTTGCCAGAGAATACGAGCACCTTCAGTATGAGCTCTATCTGATGGAAGATTTCATGCGAGCTAAGGTCAATCTGCTGCAATCTCGCATTGATTCCAAGTTCCAGTATGCGCGCTTCCGGTTGTTTGAGGAACAAATCAACGGTGGGCTGCGCGAGGTCTGTGACACACTTTACAACGGCGTGCCGTATGACGGCGGACTCAACAACGCCGCCCGGATCAATGTCGGTCTGGACATCATTAACACGCTCAGCCAGCATTACGGCGTGTCCGCTCCGATTTTCGTGGACAATGCTGAGGCAGTCACGGATTTGTTAGAAATCAACACACAGATGATCAAGTTAGTTGTTCCACCGAGTTTTGAAAATTTGCCGTCAGAAACGCAAGCGGAACTGATAAGTATACATGGACAAGAAAAAGCAGAATCAGCTTGGAAAGATCGAATGAAGAAACTGCGTATCCATACCAAGGGAGTAACTTTGGAAGGGCTGCTGATCGTGGACAATGAGGTGATTTCATGAGCGACGTTGTCGAGGTCAAGGTTGTGACTGGCAAAGCTCGTTATGTGGATGCCCGAACCGAAACGCTGTACATCGATGGCAAAGAGGCAATGAGCGCCTATCCATTATGTGAATGTCCGGAGGATGCAATTCTGGAGCGTGATCTGCTGGGGCCTTCAGATTTCGCTAGTCTGCTGAAAAGCTTCTTGAAGGAACACAAAGGTAAGAAAGTCAAATTTGTTTATGAAGATGAGCCTGAGGAGGAAGAAGAATGAGTGATAATGCGGTTGTAAAACAGGAACCTACCCAATCCGAACGGTTCATGAATATGGTGATCACACAATTTACTGGTAGCGTGGGTGAGGTTCCACTGACTAATTTTCAGAAGCGCCTTGCTCAAAATTATTTCATCTCGCTAGATGCTTCGTTGAAAGCTGCTGAAGAAAAACGTCTTGCAAAGTCAGAGAAGTATCGCGACCCCCTTCCTATGATATGGGATAACATCAATTTGGAAAAGCTTGCTCGAGACGTTGTCACCTATGCCCGGGTCGGTTTTGACCCCGCACAAAAAAATCATATTAATTTAATTCCATTTAAAAATAACAAAACGAATAAATATGATATTGGATTCATTGAAGGATACCGGGGACTTGAATTAAAGGCTGTAAAGTATGGCTTAGATGTTCCTGATCATATCCCAGTCGAATTGGTTTACTCTACAGACCATTTCCGTCCAATTAAAAAGGATGCAAGGAACTCTATCGAAAATTATGAATTCGAAATAACACAGCCATTTAATAGAGGTGAGATCGTAGGCGGATTCTACTATCACTCATTTTCCCATGAACCTGAGAAGAACAAGCTGGTGACATTCAGTATAAAGGAGATTCTCAAGCGTAAGCCGGAAAAGGCATCGGCTGAGTTTTGGGGGGGCGAGAAAGACAAATGGGAAAATAACAAAAAGGTTGGTACGGAGCAAGTAGAAGGCTGGCATGAGCAAATGTGCTGGAAAACTATTTTCCGGGCAGCGCATAATGACATCACAATTGATAGCCAGAAGATCGACGATGACTACATGCGCTTAAGTCAGCTTGAACAGGAATATGCGGAGAGGGCGGTTGATGCAGAAGTTGCAGAGAATGCTAATCGGCAGCCGATCGATGTCACACCGCCACACGAAGCTTATTCAGTGCCAGAAGGGAATTCTGCTTCAGCCCTGCCTCCTGAGCAAGAGGCAGCTAAGGCGACAGGGACAACGCAACAAGCAACTAACACTGTGCCAGAGATGGATTTCTAATGATCGACATTTATCCTATTGCCAGCAGCAGCGCGGGCAATGCCTACCGGGTGACCGATGGGCAGACGATGCTGCTGCTGGAGGCCGGGCTGTCATATAAGGAGATTCAGCGGTCACTCTCCTTTCGGGTGACTCAACTCTCCGCCTGCTTGATTACGCATGAGCACGGCGACCACAGCAGATCCGCCAAAGAACTCATGCGTGCCGGCGTGAAGGTTTTTACCAGCTCGGGCACAGCGGATGCTGTGGGGCTGTCAGGGCATCGCCTGCAGATCGTCAAGCCGGGTGAGCGGGTGCAAGTCGGTTCATGGACCATTCTGCCGTTTGGGGTTGAGCATGATGCGGCGGAGCCTTTGGGTTTTGTCCTTGCAAATACATCCAGAGATAAGCTTGTTTTTCTTACAGATACTTATTACTCCCGGTACACTTTTCCGGGCATGACACATTTAATGGTCGAGTGCAATTATGCGCTCGACATTGTTAATAGACGTGTGGCAGCCGGAGAGTTGCATCCTTCACAAAAAAGCCGGTTGCTCCAGTCACATTTCGGACTCGACAACGTGAAGGACATGCTCCGTGCCAATGATCTGAGCAAACTGCGGGAGGTCTGGCTGCTCCATCTGAGTGACAGCAACAGCGACGCCGACCGGTTTAAGCGAGAGGTGCAGGAGATTACCGGGACGGTCGTCCAGGTGGCTCGGAGGTGATCGATCCGTTATACGATGAATACGGCGTGCCGCTCTGCAGGTCAGGGGTTGGTGAGCGGATATGGGCATTCTATCATTCTGATCCGGAACAATTTAGGTCAGAGGTCAAGGCATATTTCGCCCTCGGTATGCCGGGCTGGACAGTGGTTAAGGCCAATTATGAGCACCGCATCATTTGGCTGCGGGATGACCGGAGGCGAACCGTGTGATAGAGCAACTTGAATTGTTTGATTTTGAACCCAAGGTTGAGCCCGCAATTATTTTTACTTCTTATTCGGTACCGGCACTTAACGGCTTTTATTACGAGACCAAGACCCGTAAATTCGTTTCATTTGTTCTTGGCCAGCGATATTACGAGATTCCGGCCAGCCGTTGCCGTTTGGCGAAAGAATGGCAACAAAAAATTATGAGGGAGCGATCCATATGAATGTAGCTATGAAAAATCAGATGAATAGTTGGTTTGAGCAAGCAAGAGCTGAAGGTCCAGAAAGCACCAGAGAATATTTGCAATACATTGCTCGCACTTTGGGTCTGCAGGTGGCTGAGGCAACAAAGCCGGATGAGATTCCAGCGGAGATCGCGGTGATTGTTGAGAACTTTGGTAAAGGAATGACTGCTGGAACGCTAATTCATCATGGGAAATATGGCGTGCTGGACTTGAATGTCTTCCAGGTCCACCGGACGAGACCATGAAGAACGGAAAGCGCCCGACACGGCGCCAGAAACAATTGATAAAGGCAGCCGGCTGGAATCCGGATAACTGGTTTGTGGTGAAGCATCTTCCGAGAGAGATGCATCTGACGCATCGATACACAGGTACTGCAAAAGTGATTCCGCTTTAAGGAGGGCGACGGATGGCTAACCCACAACTAGAAAAAGGATTTTTACAAATAGCAAACGACATATGGGATGAAGTCATCCGTCGAGATTTTACGAAGCGGCAGAAGGATATTTTACTGTTCATCTGGCGACTATCATACGGCTGCCGAAAAAAGATGGCTATCATTCCTAAACTCAAACATTTTGAAGTGTGCGGAGTATCCCCGCAGAACGTTACCAAGGAATTGAATTATTTAGTTTCATGCAAGGTTCTAAATTGGGATAAAGAGTCAGCAATCTTCCAGGTCAACAAGGACTATGAGCAGTGGCAAATCAGTCCAGTCAAAGGATGGGACGAAGAAGTTTTCAAGGATTTAATCCGGAAAAATTTATCTTTAAAAACTTCTCAAAACGAGAAGTCCAGCAATAAAAAAACTTCTCAAAACAAGAAGTTTTCAACGGGGAAAATCCTTTACACTTCTCAAAATAAGAAGTCGTTACTTCTTAAAATAAGAAGTTCTGACTTCTTAAAACAAGAAGTTCAACGCCTTTCAATCCCTTGCGGCTGTAGGGCAAAACGCTCTCCTAAATACAGTATTAAATACAGTATTACTACTACAACAACTACCACAACACCGGAGCCGAATTCTAAGCAAGATTTTTCATTCGGGAATGTATTCAAAGCCTATGAAAAAAATTTCATAGCCGGGGGAAAAATCACGGAATTTGATATTGAGGAGTTTTCTGCCTTGTTTGATGACTACGGTGGTGAGTGGCTGCTTCAAGCGATGAGGGAAGCATACCGGCAAGGACCAGACAAAAGAAATTTAGCATACGTGAACGGGGTTCTTAAAGGATATCGGGAGCGGGGAGGTCCTTCAAAGCAAAATAAAGATTCGCCACGTCCTGGACGCACAGTAAAGTCAGATACCAGACAGCAGCAGCTTGACGAACTGGACAAGCTCATTGAGGAGGAGGAGATAAAGCGTGGAACTCATTGAAGTTGCCAAGCTTTACAGACACATTAAAAAGTATTTTCCTTTTTTTGATGCTTCGGCGGATCGGGCTAAGGATGATCACACTCGTTATCTCAAGGACTTTCCAGCCGATACAGCTTGGGCAAATATTGATCAGCACATTCTTACCGAGACGGTCACCCCTCAGATCGCTCACATCCGGGGGAGATTAGGGGACCAGATCGACAGCAAGCGCAGCAAAGACAAGGCGGCCGAGTACGAGGCTCAGCTCCAGGAATGGGCTGCCAGTGACAGTCCGCCCCCTCCTGGATACTGGGAAGATATGAGACGTAAGCTGCGAGGGGATATCGAATGATTGATATTGCTGAGCAGTTGGGGATTGAGGTTCCGCGTGACCTGCAGGCGGAGCAAGCTGTTTTAGGAGCAATTATTGCTTCTCCATCTCCGGCAGCATATGAGACTGTCAGTGACATGTTGCAAGGCGGGGAATTCGATAATGAGGCCCATGCCCGGATTTATCGTGCAATGAAACAGCTTGCAGCTGAGGGACAGCCAATTGATATGGTCACGCTGACATCGCAGCTTCAAGATACTGACGAGCTAGTCAAAATAGGTAGTGTTACCTATCTGGCGCAGCTTGTCGGAGGCGTGGTTTCTACTGACAATGTTGGGTACTATGCCGAGCGTGTTCAAGAGATGTTCCTGCGCCGGGAGACTATCAGCACATCCCTCGAACTGCTTAAAAATGCAGCTCAAGAGCAGGATGTTAAGGGCTTCGTGGCCATGGCCGAGGCTGCTGTAGGTAAACTTTCTGATCAGACGGCTCCAGTGAAAGAGTTCGTCAAAATCAGAGATGTAGCCTTACGGGTATGGGATGAAGCGGAGCAGCGTTACAATGCTCGTGAAATTAATCGAGGCATTACGGGGATTGAGTCTGGGTATCCGGATCTTGATCGGATGACTGCTGGGTTTCAGAGGAATGACCTGATCATTGTAGCAGCTCGTCCTTCCGTAGGAAAGACGGCTTTCGCGCTTAATATTGCCCAGAACGTAGGAATTAGAGGCAAGGTGACAGTGGCCATTTTCAGTCTGGAGATGTCTTCTGCTCAATTGGTTCAGCGCATGGTTTGTGCTGAAGCCCAAATTGATGCAAGCCGAATGCGGACCGGTTATTTCGAGGGTGATGATTGGGAGAAAATGTCCATGGCCATCGGTGATATTTCTGAGGCTGATATCTTCATCGATGATACGCCAGGAATCACGGTTAATGAGATCAGGGCAAAGTGCCGGAGGCTGAAGAAGGAAGCGGGGCTTGGTATGATCCTGATCGACTACCTGCAGCTAATTCAGGGTAGCGGTCGACGTGGGGCTAACCGACAAGAAGAAGTGTCCCAAATCTCCCGTACACTAAAGCAAATTGCCAGAGAGTTGGAGGTTCCGGTTATTGCGCTGTCACAGCTCAGTCGGGGCGTGGAGCAACGGCAGGATAAGCGTCCGATGATGTCCGACCTCCGGGAATCCGGAGCGATTGAGCAGGATGCTGACATTGTATCCTTCCTCTACCGGGATGACTACTACGATAAGGAATCCGACAAGAAAAATATTATCGAGATTATCATTGCCAAGCAACGTAACGGACCGGTTGGAACGGTGGAGCTGGTGTTTATGAAGCAGTTCAACAAATTTGTTTCACTGGATCGGACATACAGCACTACTCCGGAACCGCCAGAGCCTGAATCAAAAGGGAGTCGTGTTCCGGATATGTACCGAAAGGGGAATACAGCATGAAAAAGCAAAATTTCGATGCTTTTTATCAGACTAAGTATCGTCAACTGATTTGGCATCGTGGGCGATTAGTTGGTGAGGTGTTCACGCTGCCTCCCCGGCCCCAGCGTTGGAGAAAGGGGAAGCGGCTTGAAAATATTAGGATTTGATCACGGAACTAATTATGCTGGCTGGGCCACTATGCAGAACGGCAAACTGTTGGAGTATGGGCTTCGTAATTTCACAAAAATTGAAATGCCGTCGGTGCTGGATGCGATCTATCAGGATGCTGCGGCTCTAATAAAGCAGGAGCAGCCGAAAGTGGTCGTGCTAGAGCGGCCTGTACACTTCAAGAATGCTAACAGCGTTCTGGCGCTGGTCGGAGCTTACTCTATGGTGACTCTGGCTGCTCTGCACTGCGGGGTTGCATTGGATGCGGTCCGCCCCTCCGAGCTTAAAAGGCAGACAGGGAAGGGCAATGCAGATAAAGAGACAGTGGCATTGGATGTGGCCATGCGTTTCTGTTTAGATTTCGATAGTGTCGCTATTCCGGTTCTCTACAAGGTCAATGACCGCAAGGGAAAATACAAGGCGGGCGACCTTAAAGAACGACTTTATGACCCAGCAGATGCAATTGCTCTTTGCTGGGCATATCACCAAAAAATCAAGGGAGCTGAGTAGATATGAGTTTCATGAGCTTCACAGGTAATATCATCAAGAAGGTAGACAAGCCAGGTAAGGGTTATGAAATTACTTTGTTTGTCCCTTTTGAAAACTTGGAAGGTCATCAGTTGGCAACATTTCCAAAGCTTTATGAGTGCGATGTGAGAATGGAGTTTGAACCCTTGGTTGTACGCTACAACGTCCAGGTTAATGCGAAGACGGATAAGCCGATCAAGTCCTACAAGGTGGACGAGCAAGGCATTGTATCGGAGGTTAAGCCTGAGGGCGAACAGGTTGAAATGGACTTGGACATTCCTATGGCCAAAGATCAAATTAAAGATGTTCCTGAGGAAATTAGCCGGGAAGTCGTGGATGAGTTTATTCTTTCCGGTCTTGCCCCAAGATTTGAAGGTCTATGGTATCCGGTCCAAGAGTGGATCGAGCGCTTGGCAGAAGGAGATACTTACCTGCGTCTAGCCAATGAGGCGCGAATCAGCAGCGGTAAGATCGTCGATATCATCGATGATTACCGTCAGAGAGTGGCCCCTCTTGCGGCCAAGTGGGATGATTGGCGGCAGAATGGCCAGCCGGCTTCACAGGACAGTGAGGATGAGGAGCAGGAAGAGCAGGAACAGGGAGATTTGGGTTCGGATGATCTGCCGCCTGCTACTGATCAGGAAGAAGAACCAAAGCTGCAGCAGCCGGGTGAAATAAATTTTGAAGATGAGGGGCTGGAAGGAAAAGCTGCTGCCCAAGGGTTGATCGATGACTGGGAAGCGGAAGTCAAGGGAGAGGGAAAGCCTGGTTCTAGCATTCAACCCAATCCGGAAGAAGCCGAAGACCTGGATGCTTATATCCTCCGTGAGCGCCCGCTATTCGAAGACATTCCCTATGATTTCCCTACTTTACTGGAACGTCAGCGTGCCGGAGAGACGTGGAGAGAGATTGCTGAGGAGTTGGGGACTGTCGGCACGACGTTATCAAGTGCTTGGAACAAATATAAAAAGCGTGTAAAGGATCAACGGGCAAACGGGGCAGCATAAGCCCCGATTATTCATATAAGGAGGGATGGCTGTGAGTGACGTTGTACGCTATCAGGCAACGCCCGAGATGCTGGCCGAGCTCGAGCAGCGCGCGGCCCGGAAGTATGGTGGCCCCGAGGTCAAACGTTGGGAACGCACCATGACGAGGGAGCAGTATCTTGCTGCTCGCCTCGCTGGTACAAAGACCGAGGACATCATGCTGAGCTATTTCAACAACGACCCTATGGAGCTGCGCAAGCAGCTCCGGGAGTGGGGTATCGATAAAAAAGTGGAAAAGAAGGAGCTGGCGGGAATGGCACAAGGTAGGAAAGCGTCAGAATTGACTATTACCAAGCAGGAATACCTTCAACGCAGGCTTAATGGCGAGAAACGGGGTCGTATTCAACACTCGCTTGGAGTGACGGCGCCCCGATTCTATGAGCTACTGGATAAGTGGGGGATTCGCGAGATGGATGCAGAGAGCCGGGCATTGGAAATGATGGCTCCAGTGCCAAATGAACAGGGAGCTTCTCCGGAGGCCAGAGTGATAGATAAGCGTTTGGCTGAGCAGTTAGAGAGGCAAGGGGAGGCACGCGGGTTGATCGCCTTAAATGCACAAAACGGTACCACTCAGCAAACTGCTCAATATGCAGGAGCAGAAGTCCTTCAACGTATGGAGGAGCGAGCTGCAGCGCAGGCAGAGGAGATCCAGAACCTTCAGGTGACCGCGCAACAAAGTGCTAAGTATGTAAAAGACCTTGAAGGGGAACTCACCAAGGCTAGGGATGAATTGGAGAAAGCCAATAGCCGATTCAAAATGGTTTCGGAGGAGAACCGTAAGGAGTTGTATGACCTCAGCAGTATGGTTGCCGATCTTCAGGCGACACTGACGGAAAAAGAAGTGCAGATCAGCGAGCTTCGGGCCGATCGGGATAACTGGGAGTCGGAGTACAGCACGCTGGAGACGGTATACGGAGAACTAAAGCAGGCACTTGCTGACCTAGAAGCCGAGCGTGACATGCTGCTCCAGACCATCGAGCAGGCTGCAAGCCGAGAGACTGGAATCATATCGTTTCGTATTCCAATCCAATCAGCAGATATAGCCAATGCAGAGAGAACCAAGATTTATGAGGCTCTGGAAGCACTCAGCAATCGTGTTGAGGCTGCCAATATTGACAGGGGCCGTGTCATGAAGGAACTTTTCGAGCTATTACAGCGAGTGGTCAATTTCGTGTCTGCTGATCTGGTCGATCTTCTTCCATGCCAAGGGGTTAATGGTTTTATTTATGAATTTTTCAGATATTATAACCAGCGTCATGTAGAGAGTTTACCGACACAACAGGAGGCGATCTGATGCGGAATACCTTGGGGGACTTGAATAATCATTTGTTTGCACAGTTGGAAAGGCTCGGCGATGAGGAACTGACAGGGGAAAAGCTTGAGGCCGAAATTAACCGTGCCCGCGCTGTTATGGGAGTTGCATCTAAAATCATTGATACCGGTGCTTTGGTTCTGGAGGCACAGCGCTTTGTTGATGATAAGTTGAATGCAGATGCTCAATTACCCAAGATGTTAGAAGGCGGCAACTGATGTTTCGTTACACGCTTGAGCAAAAAGAATATATTCGTCAAATTGCTCCAGGGAAGTACAATTGTGAAATTGCTGAGCTGTTTAACGCCAAGTTTGAGACAGAAGTTACAGAGCAGCAAATTAAATGCTTTAAGGCCAATCACAAGATAAAAAGTGATGTTCCGAGGGGGCGAGTAACCGGTGATGAAGGGTTATTCAACAAGGAACAAAAAGATTTTATTCGAAAAAATGTAGCGGGCTGCCTGAATCAAGAACTGGCCGAACTTGTAAATGAAAAGTTCGGCCTGCAGATCACGGCCAGGCAGATGAATACGCATAAAAAAAATCATGGGTTAGTCAGTGGTTTAGATCGTCGATTCGGAGAAGGGCATACGCCGGCAAATAAAGGAACGAAGGGATTGTACAATGTCGGAGGCAACAAAACTTCCTTTAAGGAAGGGCAGCGTCCTTTGAATTACAAACCTGTGGGCAGTGAGCGCATCGATGAAGATGGCTACACCTTAATTAAAGTATCCGATTATGGTCCTTGGCATAAACGGTGGAAGCATAAACACAAGGTAATCTGGGAAGAAAAGCATGGTCCAATACCGAAAGGTCATGCAATCATCTTCGCAGACCAAAACAAACGCAATATTGATCTGGATAATTTTATATTGATCACACGGAGCCAACTTGCACTCATGAATAGGAATGGACTGATTCGGAATAATGCCGATCTCACGCGAACCGGTGTTATAATGGCTGATCTTCTTAAGAGAATAGGAGAAAGGAAGCAGGGCATAAAGGCATGAGTGTAGCGATAGAACGGCTCAAGGAGTACAAGTGGAAGGATATCCGCAAGCGAATACTGTTGTTGAAGCACAGCACTGACGACAGCGAAGTACAGGATTTGACTTTGGAGCTCCAATTAATTGATACAGCACTGAACGGTTTAGGGAGCATCAGGTTTGAGTATGAACAGGTATTACGGCTTTCATATATTGAAAAGCTTCAGGTGGACGATATTGCACAACGCCTGTTCGTTAGTCCAAGAACCGTAAAACGCTGGAAGAAGACAGCCGTTCAGGAATTCGTACGATTACTAAAATAGGGGGATGTCACATTGGCAAATGAGATTGTAAATAAAGAGCAGCTTCACAAATTGTTCTTGGCGGGAATGCCGCTAAAGGAAATCGCGAATCAGCTGAATAGCAAGCCTGGAAGCATCCGGACGATGATCTACCATGAAAGGCAGCGCAACCCGCATGAGTGGCCACACCGGATTCAATATCCGGGCAAGCCAAAAGAGCAGCCACTCATGATGCACAGCTACGAATGTACAGATTGTGCGACCAGGTTCGCCGTTGAGGATTACGATGACATTGATCATTCAGTTACAGTCTGTCCAATCTGTCGCAGTGATCAGCACCTGCAGGATGGAAGCTATGGGCGATTCATCGCTACTTCAGTGAGTAGGAGGGCTGAGTAGTGAAATTATTAACTCCTATTAAGACGGTTACCGTGTGGCAGCCGTGGGCTTCGCTGATTGCCCTTCGTTTGAAATTGTTGGAGACAAGAGGCTGGGCAACGAAGCACCGCGGTCCGCTGGCCATCCATGCTGCACAAAAAATTGACCGGGAAGCCTGCGAGCGGGAGCCGATCAAGTCCGCCTTGGCTAAATACGGCTATACTGTGGACAATCTCCCGACCGGCGCAATTGTGGCCGTAGCAAATTTGTCGGAATGCTATCAAATAGAAAGGACTGCACCAGAACAGATCGAGGGTGGACCGGTTTGGCTGAAAGCATCTGCAGGTGGAAGCAAAGGATGGGCCGGGAAATTCCCGGATGAATATTATTATGGAGATTATTCTGCTGGTCGTTTTGCATGGGAGCTGGCCAACATTCAGCAACTCAAAGAGCCGATCCCGGCGAAGGGGCAACAAAAAATATGGAATTGGGAGGGGAAACTACTTTTCGGATAAAGTGAATGATCCACAAGATTTTTCAAAACCAGCACTCGTGTTTAATAGTGAAAAATTCTATTTGGGAAGAGCCTTGCGGTTTGAAGGTTCAGACAACAAGGGTTATTCTATCAAGGGGCAATTTTTAATCAAGGATGTTGACAGAGACCGGATGACAGTTACGAATTTCATAAGTGGGGATGTACTCATTCAATTGGAATGGATCTTACCTGAAATCTGGGGAGATGAAACCCGCAATCCACGTCTTATCGTAGAATTATATGGAGAAGATTTGAAATAGAATAATCCCCCGCACCTTGGCCGGACCGCGGGGGACAGCGAATTCAGTTAAACCCTACACCACCAATTATACCGGAGGTGTGGGGAATGGCACAATTGCAATTTCCGTGGGAGATCGACAGAGATGCGACTCGTGCGGCTGTAGAGGAACGTTTAGAATCAGCTCGTATATATAAACAAGTAGGATTTATTCGTAGGGAAATGAAGCTCACATCGTCGCCGGAACCGCGGTATCACGGATCGACGAATGTAGTGGGCAAACCTGCGGAAGATATAGCTATTCATAATGTAGATTCTGAAAATCTGATGCTTCAGCAGTATGAGCAGATAGAGAGGGTAGTCAGCCGGCTGGGGCGTCTGGAACGGGAAATAATTGAACGCCGTTACCTGGATGATGAAGTGTTCGATTATCAAGTAATGATGGACATGGACATCCGGGAGGGCAAATACTATCGCCTGAAGTCCAATGCAATCTACAAATTGGCGTTTGCGCTTCAGCTGGAAGTCTACAGCGAAGAAGCGCAAAATAAAAACATGGAAGAAAAATCGTAGAAAAATCGATGATAAACCGCAGAGCATTAGGTTTTAACCGTGTTATTATAGTAATGTGCCAATTGAGGACAACCATCTCCCCTCATACAAGCCGCTCCTTCGGGGGCGGTATTTTTATTCGACCTTTGAAGGATATGGAAATATAGTGTCGAAATTTGAAGAATAGGGGGTGAATGATCGAATGGAATATAGTATTGACTTAGAGGTCTTTTTAGAAAATGGTGGGAAGAAGGACCACCACGTTTTTACAGGGGAAAAGTTAATTATCAGCAGATCTTCTCAACTGTGGATTCAGAATAAAAATGACCGAGAATCTGACTTTATCGAGACTGTAAAAGTTTGGGATAAGCTCGATAGGTCTACTGGGAAACCAACTTTTTACCAGTTTAAAACTAGTGAAATGACACCTATAGGTTCTAAGACAACCTACAGACTAAAAAGAATAGTCGAAAAGGATCAAGCAGTTGTATTTGAAGCAATTTAAAGCGCCCTAACCGGTGCTTTTTTTAATTTGTAATGAAAGGACAACAGACATGACAGTCTTTGGATCAAAGCGAGCTGCTGACGCGGTATGGTTTCTTATCTGGATGATTTGGAAGATTGGCAGGTTGTTTAAGAGATTCAGGTCTTCCGGATCCTGAAAGAGTGATCGGACATTTTTGTCCAGTCAGGGGACAGAGAGTGGACATTTTTGTCTGTTCGCTTGACGAGTTTTGGAAGTGCCTGTAAAATGCTCTTTATACGTATCTAGTTACTAAGTACGTGTTTAATAATAATGAGCGACAGCGCGATTATAAAAGTTGTGGTAGTGGTGACTGCTACTACGCATACGTGTTTTGTAACTAAGTACGTATAACACCCCTCATTCATCGAATTATCTTGGAATTTTTTGGATGAAGGGAATGAAGAATATGAAGCCTCAGGAGCCGATTTAAGCCCTTGGGGCTTTTTTGCGTTCAGTTGATGGATGGGGGAATTGAAAGGCGGGAATAGGGCGCTGTGGTGATCAGAATGCATGTTCGTGTCCCTGCCTAACCGAAAACCAACTTAACACAAGGAGCTGATAGATTTGGGCATGACAATCAGGGATGAAATGATGAGGCAAGCCACTGTTTCAGAGCTGGAGGTTCGCATGATGTTCTTCCCAAAGGGTCCACATTCGCCAACTGGACCGGTGTTCAATAAGGTATTGACCGATGGGGAAAAACTGGAGAGGATGCAGGCCATGATCCCGACGGCCAATCCTTGGGAGCGGCGGGTGTATGAATTGGATGTTAACGACTAAAATGACTATAGATATCTATGGATTAATATGCCAAAATAGGAGTATACCAAAAGAGGAGGAAAACTAGTATGTCAGAGTCAAAGGCACAGAAAATTAAGTACGAGAGTTTCATTTATAAAGCTTTTAGTCTCGCACTGGGAGAAAAGGTTGGGCGTAGGGGAGATCCAGGACACCTTGCAGATGCAGATCATTTTGTTGATGATAAGTTAGATCGTATTAAAGCAGGTGTGGCTTACGCAATCGAGGTCTATAATGTTTATATAATGAACAATGATATAGATCTTAGTATTTCTGATTATGAATTATCATATCAGATCCAAAGCGATGTAATTAAAGCTAATAATAAAGATGAGGTTGTTCTAAAAATCGAGGAATACAATAAAATACTTGAAAAATATAAACTGCTATAGCACCTTTGGGTGCTATTTTTTATTCCTTCAAACAAAAAGAGCCGGGGGTGCTCCCCTCACGGCTCCCTCACATCATACCATATATTGTCGGATTTTGGTAGACAGTGTATGATGTGGTAGGGAGGGTTTGTATGAAAAAATGGGCGAAAACTGGGTTGTTTTTAGGTTTCGTGTTAGGTATCATTGCACTTTGGTTCTTTTCTAGTTATTTCATTTATTATAGGTGGCCTGAAAAAGAACCTGGGGCGGGAACTATCGGTGACATGTTCGGAGCAGTAAATGCTTTGTTCTCCGGCTTAGCTTTTGCAGCGATAATTATTACTATATGGATGCAGAGAGCTGATATAAAGCTGCAACGTGAGACTTTTGAAAATCAAAAACAAATTATGAATTTTCAAACAGCATTCAGTGTTGTTAATGAATTAACACGCGTGAAAAAAAGTTATATCGAAAGAGTATTGTATGTTATCCCAGCTAATATGCAGTATCCAGAACCGCGCTATGTGTATGGTATTGAGGCTATTCAAGAACATTGGAAAGAATACTATTTAAACGATAAGGAGATAAATAAAGATCACGCTTACTTCCAAGGAATAATAGATACCTTCCTTTTTACTTTGCACTACCTTTCGGGTACTGAGTTGGATGACTCTCACAAGAAAATACTTGTGAATATTATTGAGAGTAATCTAAACCCTTCAGAAATTTTACTGATAAATTATTTATCTACTCCAAATCAAATTCAAATTTACCATGAACTGCTGGATTATATGGGTTTTGATGAGAAAGTGGAAAAGGGTCTAGGGAGTTGGGAAGTTTACAAAAAAGCTGTGAAAAAAAGCCGTGTTTAGCATGGCTTTTTTTCATGGAAAGGAGTCTTCACATGAACATTCAGATCATTCCAATAGACCGAATCAACCCGGCAGCCTATAACCCGCGTGTGGACTTGCAGCCCGGCGATCCGGAGTATGAGAAGCTTCGCAGCAGTATAGAGCAGTTTGGATACATCGACCCTATCATCTGGAACAAACGCACGGAGAACATGGTAGGCGGTCACCAGAGGTATAAAATCCTCCGTGATAAGGGACATACGGAGCTGACTGTTTCTGTCGTTGATCTGGACGATCAGCAGGAGCGGCTGCTGAATCTGGCGCTGAACAAAGTGTCCGGCATTTGGGATGATGAGGCGCTGGCCATGCTGATCGGTGAGCTGCAGGTGAGCGGTGCTGATCTGGCGCTGTCCGGATTCGATGATGACGAAATTGCCGATATGCTAAGTACGCTGCCGTTTAACATTGACATGGAAGAACCGGTTATCGAGGACGATTTCAATTTTGAACAGGCATTGGAGCGAGTCAAAGAGCCGGAGACACGCCGCGGTGATGTGTGGCAGCTCGGCCCGCATCGCCTTGTTTGCGGGGACGCTACAGACCCGGATGATGTTGCATTATTGATGGATGGAGCCAGGGCTGCACTTGTAGTGACGGACCCGCCTTACAATGTGGCCATCGAAAGTGATTCCGAACGTCTGGCCGCTGACGGCCGAAGCAGCATATTGAACGACGACATGCCCGCAGAGGAGTTTGCGGGCTTTTTGCATGCTGTTTTTGAACGGTATGCTGAAATCATGGCACAGAAGGCAGCCATTTACGTCTTCCATCCTTCATCCTATCAACGTGAATTCCAGGATGCTATGGAGGCGGCCGGCATTATCATCCGCAGCCAATGTGTATGGGTGAAGAATTCCGCATCCTTCGGCTGGTCACAGTATCGGTGGCAGCATGAACCGGTCTTTTATGCTCACCTAAAGGGTAAGTCGCCGGGCTGGTATGGTGATCGCCGGCAATCGACGGTGTGGCGGGACGGGCTGCCTGGTGCAGAACTGGAGCCGTCCAGCGTGTGGGAGGTATCTCGCGGTGATGTGGGCAAGTACGTCCATCCTACTCAAAAGCCGCTCCCGCTGTTGGCCATCCCAATCGGCAACAGCAGCCAGAAGGGCGATGTGGTGGTGGACTTCTTCGGAGGCTCTGGCAGTACGTTAATGACCTGTGACCAGATGGAACGTCAATGTCGAACGTTGGAGCTCGACCCGGTATTCTGCGACGTAATCAGGCAGCGGTACCGGGCGGCTACTGGCATCGAGCCGGTGCTGATCCGCCGGACTGGACCTGCAGAATAAATAAAAAAGGAGAGGCGCTCGAACGCCCCTCCCCCTCACCAGGTAACCCCCGGCTGAGATAGTGGAAACCGTGGCCACGGATTCGACAAGCCACTATCTCGCATTCCATATTACAGGAAAGCCGAGGTTACCACAATATGACAGAGCAAAAACACGATGATTTGTTACTTCAGCACGAGCTTGAGGTCATGCAAGGGATAATCGAAAGCAAAGAACAGTACCGCCGCATTATCAAGGCTGCGGTTGCCCGTTGGGTCAGAGACTTCCAGGAGAACCGTATTGAGATTAACACCGTCGACGACCTCCGGAAGCTGATCGAGCTGGATATAGAGCTGCAGAAGGATATTCTTTAATTCCTCCTTCAGTTTCAATTTGATCGATTGCAACAGAAAATTTCTTGAGGAAGCTCTTTCTCCTGTTAGAAATATAGAGATGAGAGCCATATACCGTGAAGAGTATTACAAAAATCAATGCCAGTATAGAAATGTTATAAAAGAGATCTGTTGAAACTCCTGCTAGCGCATTACTTATTTTTTGTTTCAATTCAGATTTTTCAGGAAGAACAGAAACAATCGCCATAGCTGCTGCAATAAGAGAAACCTGAACAGCTGTAATTCCAACGATGCCATTAACTAAGTTTGTCTCAAACGTCTCGTCTCCGTAGTAGTAGCGAACATTATTTTTCAGTTCTCTGTAACAGTAATCAGACAATACTTTAGCGTTACAGTAAATTGATTGTATTGATTTAATCATTCTCTTTTTTTCTTTAATGGTGAGTCGATTACCGAAGGATTCAAACACTTTCTTTTTTATTCTTCTACTATGCATTAATTCAAAGAAAACAATAGAAGCTGCGAAAATTAGTACAACAATTAACATAATTAAAAGAATCAATTATATTATCTCTCCTTCAATTGAAAATATATATCTATTATCGGTCACGGGGGTGGTGATATGTAGTGGCCAGAGAGCGAAGTCCTGAGCGGGACAAGGCAAAACTGATGTGGCTGGAGAGCGGCGGGACGATGTTGTTAAAAGACATCGCTGCCGCTCTTTCTATTTCGGACAGCAAGGTCCGGAAGTGGAAGACATTGGACAAATGGACAGAGGAATTGAAAGGGAGCGCTCCACTTGATTCTAAAGGGAGCGCTCCCAGTCGTGGTGCCCCCAAAGGGAATAAGAATGCCGTCGGTAATAAAGGCGGAGCCCCGAAGGGAAGTAAGAACGCCCTGGGAAATCGCGGTGGCCATGGCGGACCATACGGTAATAAGAAGGCCATCAAGACCGGGGAGTTCGAGTCGATATGGTTCGACACCTTGGATGAGGACGAGCAGGAGCTGCTGGATGAGATCGACACCGACCCGGTCCGGCAGGCAGATGAGTGTATCACGCTGCTGACCATCCGGGAGCGGCGTATGCTTCAGCGTATTAAGCGGCTGACTGACGGGCTGACAGAAAATCAGAAGCGTGTACTTCAGCAGCTTAAATCCATCAAAGAAATAATTGAGGTTCATGATGAGAAGAGCGGGAAAACGAGCAAAGTGCCTGTTACCCGGAACGAGATGGTTGAGGCTGAGATCGAGGAAACAACATATCGGGTCATCGATGATATTCTCAAATTAGAGGATGCGCTGACTCGAGTCCAGGATAAAAAGCTGAAGGCCATTGAATTGAAAAACAGGCTTACTGCTGTGGATGAGGAAAAGGAAGTCCGCACCGCTATCCTGCAAATCGAACTGCAGAACCTTCAAGGTGGAGCCGGCGCAACTCAAAGCTGGACAGAGGGCCTGAAGGAAATTGCAGAGCGGCGTAAGGCCAAGCGGGCAGAGGTGCCTGCTGATGAGTAAGCCTTATAATGTTGTGTCTGACATCGTTGCGCTACTTGATATTTACTGGGATGACCCGGTCGCTTTTGCGGAGGATATGCTAAACTTCGATCCCGATGAGTGGCAGCGGGCTGTCATGACGGATGTGGCCAATCATCGGTTGACGAGTGTCAGATCGGGTCAGGGTGTTGGAAAAACAGGACTTGAGGCTTCGCTTGTGATCTGGTACCTGTGCTGCCGTCCGAATTGCCGGGTTGTCTGTACTGCACCAACAAAGCAGCAGCTCAATGATGTGCTTTGGGCAGAGGTGGCCAAGTGGCTGGAAACATCCATGGTCAAGAACCTGCTCAAGTGGACGAAAACGAAGGTTTACATGATTGGCCATGAAAAGCGATGGTTCGCTACAGCCAGGACGGCGACCAAGCCGGAGAACATGCAGGGCTTCCATGAAGACTATATGTTGTTCATTGTAGATGAAGCTTCCGGTGTGGCTGATCCGATCATGGAAGCCATCATGGGGACCTTGACCGGTGATGAGAATAAGCTGCTGATGTGTGGAAACCCGACTCGGACGAGTGGGGTTTTTTATGATTCTCATAACCGCGACAGAAGTCGTTTTCGTACGCATAAGGTAGACAGCCGGACCAGCAAACGGACCAGCAAAGAGAACATTCAAATGCTGATTGATAAGTACGGCGCCGAGAGCGACGTCGTTCGGGTTCGGGTGTATGGTGAATTCCCCAAAGCTGAGGCGGATGCATTCATTGCTTTGGAAATTGCGGAGCTGGCTGCGGATGCAAATATTGACCCTACTGGAGACACGCTGCACCTGGGCGTTGACGTCGCCCGCTTTGGTGATGACGAGACAGTCATTGCGCCGCGTATCGGCGCAAAGGTGTTCAAACTCAAATGCTACAACAAGCAGGATACGATGGTGACTGCCGGCTGGGTGATCGCTCTGGCCAGGGATATGTTCCGTAAGTATTCTCAGCTCCGCAATGTAGAAATCAAGGTCGATGATAGCGGCGTTGGCGGCGGAGTGACGGACCGGTTAAATGAAGTCATCCGTGAAGAACGTCTGAAGGGTTGGCGTGTGACGCCTATTAATAACGGCAGCAAGCCAACCCGCAAGGAAGAGGAGCATTACGAGAACCGAGGAACAGAGACATGGGCCGATTTGCGGGATCTGCTGCAGGAGTCCTTTTCTAAACATATTCAGGGGCAGCCCGTTTCTCTTGAGCTGCCGAATGATGAACGTCTGGTAACGCAGCTTACCCAGCGCAAGTACCGCATGACCAGCAAGGGTAAAATTGCTCTTGAACGCAAGGAAGATATGAAAAAACGCGGACTGGATTCCCCGGACAGGGCGGATGCAGTCGTTTTGGCGTTCGCGCAGCCGGAGCGCGGGGGCGTATTCTTCCCGAACCAAAGATGAAAGGAGGGCTAATCCATGCCATGGCCATTTGGCGATGAACAGCAAAAAGAGATCGAAAACATCATTATTCGCGGTGCCCGAACGGCTGCCACACTGGAGGATATCATTCAACTGGAAACTGGTGACTGGAAAAAATCAGAACAGCTTCATTGGATGGATGTCGGTGAAAGGTACTATCGAAATAAGACAGATATCCTTGAACGTAAGCGGACAGCGATTGGCCCCAGTGGCGCTAAGGAGGTCGTTGGTAATCTGGCCAACAATAAGCTCGTCAATGCTTTCGTCCGTAAATTGGTAGACCAAAAGGTTGGGTATCTTTTGGGTAAGCCGCTGAGTATTCAGACGGAAAATAAGCAGTATGCGAATGCACTGAAGGGGATCTTTAATGAGGCCATGAACCGCCGTTTGCAAAGCACTGGCAAAGAGGCGGTGAACAAGGGAAGAGCATGGTGGTTCGTCCATAATGATGAGACCGGGAAACTCTGCTTTCGGAAGATGCGTTCTCAGGAAATAATTCCATTATGGGCAGATGAGGCCCATACGATTCTGGACGCAGTCATTAGGGATTATGAAGTAACGGTCTATGAGGGGCTGAAACGCAAGAAACTCCGGAAGATTGAATGGTGGGATAAATCCGGCGTGCGCCGCTATGTACTCGACGGTACCGGGCTAGTGCCAGACGTTGAGGCCGGTTCAGTAGAGTCACATTTTACTGTTATTAATAAAAGTACCGATGAGGAGGAGCCAAGGAACTGGGAGCGCGTCCCGTTTATTTGCTGGAAGTATAACGAGGAGGAGCAGCCGCTGGTCGAGATCATCAAATCCTTGGCCGACGACTACGACCGGAACAAATCCGACAACAGTAACAATCTTGAGGACCTGCCCGATAGCATTTACGAGGTTGCAGAGTATGACGGAACTGATCCGGGTGAATTCAGAAAAAATCTCTCGGTATGGCGCACAGCTTTCGTGTCTAATGGCGGTGGAATTAAGGCGATCAACTTGGAAATAAATACCGAAGCCTACAAGATACACATGGAGCAGGCCCGCAAGGATATTTATGAGTTTGGCCGCGGCGTTGACACTCAGGGCGTGGATATCGGCAGTGCGCCCTCTGGCATCGCACTAAAATTTCTGTACTCCGACCTCGATCTCGATGCAAGCTTAATGGAAATAGAATTTCAGGCATCTTTAGAGCAAGTTCGCTGGTTCATAGATACTTATCTACTTATCAGTACCGGTATCGACTACAGCACCGATCATGTGCAATTTATTTGTAACCGTGACATGCCAGTGGACGAATCGGCCATCATCACGGCGATCAAGGACAGCGTTGGGATTTTGTCCGATGAGACGCTTGTCGCTCAACATCCGTGGGTTCGGGATGTGCTGGCCGAACTGAAGCGGATCAAGAAGCAGAAGGAGGAGGCGCTGAAGCGCATGGCCGACGGTTACGGTGGTATTCCGCCGAGCAAGGACCCGGACAAAGACGGTGATGATGAATGAAGTCGGAGCAATATTGGGCCAAGCGCATGGAGGCATTAAACGAGGCTGAGCTGCGGAAGGGTGAGGATTATGCCCGGAAGCAGAATGAGGAATACGATAAGGCCATGGCCCGGATTAAATGGGACACGGATGCCTGGTATGCTCGATTGGCAAAGAACAATGATGTTTCCATGGCCGAAGCTCAAAAGCTGCTAAAGGCAAACGAGCTTCAGGAATTCAAATGGACTGTCCAGGACTATATTAAAGCCGGCAGAGAGAACGCCATTGATCAGCGATGGATGAAGGAACTGGAGAATGCGAGCGCCAAGGTTCACATTACCCGGCTGGAAGAACTTAAAATGAAGCTTCAGCAGGAAGCGGAGCTTCTGGCAGCCAAGCGGGTCAAAGGGGCAACCGAAACATTAGGCGACATTTACAAAGATGGCTATTACCGCGGTATCCATGAGGTTCAGCGGGGAGTGGGCAAGGGAGTTCCGTTCGCGCGGCTCGACGGCCGGCAGATTGACAAGGTGTTGTCCAAGCCCTGGACGCCGGATGGCAGCAACTTCAGTGCGAGGATCTGGGCTGATCGCGACAAACTGGTTTCGGAGCTCCACACGACGCTGACTCAAAACCTGATCAATGGATCTCCTTCCGAAAAGGTCATTAATGATTTCGCGGCGCGCATGGGTGTCAGCAAGTCAATTGCTGAGCGGCTTATTCTTACCGAGTCTGCCTACTTCGCGGGTCAGTCCCGGATCGACGGGTACAAGCAAACCGGGGTCACTCATTATAAATATGTGGCCACGCTGGACAGCCGGACCTCGGACAAATGCCGCCATATGGATTCAAAAATCATTCCGATCAATGAAGCGGAGCCCGGTGTGAATTATCCGCCCTTGCATGCATACTGCCGCAGCACGACTATTCCGCACTTTGATGAGGCTGAGACTCAGGCGGAGCCGGATTCGGATTCGGATTCGAGTGATTATGAGGACCTTTATGATGTCCCGGAGGATATGCCTTATAAGGAATGGGCTGAGGAGCACGCGCCGGCAGATGCGACTGATCCGCCAAAGCCGGAGGACACAGCGCCAGTTAGGCCGCCGAAGGTTACGACAGCCGAGCCTACTCTGGAAAAGCTTACAACTGATGAAGCGTCAGCAGTGAAAAGGTATATCGGGGAATCCGCTCCGCTAAACTATAAAATTCATCAGGGGCAGCCGCTTGGCAGCAAAGATATGGAATGGGTCCAGCAATTGGATCAAGCTCTGGTCAAGCTGCCGCGTTATCGTGGCGACCTTACCCGTTCGCTTCATTTGACAGCACCTCAATTAAGCAATTTCATGAAACAAATCAAGCCGGGGGCAGTCATACAGCACCCGCAATACACTTCAATGACCAGCGGGGCTGCTCTTCCGGATGGACAGGTTCAGTTCCATATCATCGGGGCAGCCAGCGGGGCGCATTTAGCTGAGCTCAGTAAAGATGGAGCAGAAGTGATCTATGGACGTGACTTTGCGTTTGAAGTATTGGATGTCGAGCTGATTAACGGGGTTTATCACATTCTGCTGCGGGAGCTGGTGAAGTGAGTAAGAGTGATTTGTCCAAACCGAGAATCATCGGTTACAGGGAAGTCCCAAAGGCTGAGCAGGTGGAAAACAAGGCTCTCCTTCAGGAACGTTTACGCAAAATCGGCGTTCTGAAAAATAACAAGGATTAGAAGCGCTCCCGCTGCGGCGAGGGTGCTTTTTTTATGCGAAGGAGTTGAAGACGTGGGAAAGTATCGCAAAAGACCAGCGGTAATTGAAGCATTCCGATGGACAGGTGGTCCCGATCAAACGGAAGATCCCGATTGGATTAAACGGCAGATAAAAGCAGGATTCGTCAGTTTTAGTGGCGGGAACATGTTTATTAAAACGCTTGAAGGAACAATGCAGGCGAGCCCAGGTGATTACATCATTAGAGGCGTTCAGGGTGAGGTTCATCCTTGCAAGCCAGATATTTTCGAAGCAACATATAAGCCTGCCTTAAACGGTGGGAACTGATGCCGCAGCGTTATAAAAAGGCAGTTTATATTGATGCCGTAGAATTTGATAACACTCCCGGCAATCCACAAGCAATCATTGATTTTACTGGCATGCCGATCAGCGTTGAATACACCACTGATGGTGTGCAGCTTCGAGTAATTCGTGGTACCTACAGCGTGCTGATTGCAAAAGTAGGACAGTTCATCATCAAAGAGGCGAATGGTTCACTGCGGATTTGCAACAAGACGGAATTGGAAGCTGAATATGAACTTGTAGAATGATGGGCTCCGGCTGAGACTGCCGGGGCCTTTGCCGTCTTTGGCTGGTAGACGAAAAAACTGGCTCATCACCGGACGCAACCGGGACAACAAGCGATGATGAATAGGAGGATCACATATGACAAAGGAAGAGTTTATCGCATTGGGTTTGACGGAGGAGCAGGCCGCAAAAGCCGCTGCCGCATCAGCGGAGGAACTAAAGAGTTTTATTCCAAAAGCGAGATTCGACGAGGTCAATACCGCGAAGAAAGCTGCGGAAAAAGACGTCGCTGATCGTGACACGCAGTTGGAGGAGCTCAAAAAGTCCAGCGGTGATGCTGCAGAGCTTACGAAGAAGATCGAATCTCTTCAGACCGAGAATAAAGCTGCCAAAGAAAAGTATGAGACTGAGGCTGCTGCTCTCAAACTTAGCACCGCCGTGAAGTTGGCACTCGCCGGAAAGGTCCACGATCCGGACGATGTTACCCGCCTGCTCGATACGACCAAAATCGAGCTGGACGAGCACGGAAGTGTTAAGGCTGGACTGGACGACCAAATCAAAGCCCTGCAGGCCAGCAAGGCTTATTTGTTTGTTCCAGAGGACAAGGGCGGAGGTCAGTTCCAGTTTCGAGGCACCAACCCTTTTGAGAGTGGCGGTTCCGGGGGGAGCGGTGGCAGCGGCGGCAAAGACAAAGCTGCTGAATTTGGTAAGCAGATCGCCGAATATGCCAAAGCCAATGCTTCGACGTCTGATGCACAAAAATCCTATTTTGGAGGCTGATATCAATGAGCAAGTTTGTAACAACGACTTACGGAAATAGAAAAGAAATTCTCAAATTCCCGGACCATTACGTTAACATGCCGATCACTGTCAGCGATGCCGGTGTGGTCCCGAATGCTGAAGGTAAAAAGATTGTTCCTGCAGGTACGATTTTGGGTGGTGGAGTCATCTCAGATAATACGAAGCCCGCCGTGAAATCTAATGACGATAAAGCTGATGGCGTGCTCTTCCATGATGTGGACGTCACATATGGCCCGGCACCCGGCGCACTGCTGATTCACGGCTTCGTGGATCTGGCCAAGCTTCCTGAAGCACCTGTTGCGGCTGCTACCACTGCACTCAAACAAATTACATTTATTGCGTAAAATCGAAAGGAGAACTGAAGATATGCCTACTATTTTTGATTCCATAACAGCGCGAGCTCTGGCTGCCTACATCACCACTAATCCAAGCAATGATATTCCGTACCTGGGAGCAACGTTGTTTCCAGCTAAAAAGAAACTTGGTCTTGATCTGAGCTGGATTAAAGGAGCGCGAGGTGTACCTGTCTCGCTGCAGCCGTCGGCGTTTGATGCTAAAGCGACCCTGCGGGACCGTATTGGTTTCAAGAAAATTGAGACGGAAATGCCGTTTTTCCGTGAAGCAATGAGGTTAGGGGAAGTTGACCGTCAGGATTTACTACGCCTCATGGACAATAGCAATGAACAGTATATTATGCCTCTGATTACTCAAATTTTTGATGACCGTGCAGCGCTGGTAGCCGGTGCAGAAGTCATACCAGAACGCATGATTATGCAGCTTCTTTCGAGTGGTCATATCCGAATCACATCTAATGAGACACGCCAGGATCACGATTACAATTATGGTTTTGCAGGAAGCCATAAAGAGGTTCTCACAGGTTCTGGTCGTTGGAATGATCCTACCAGTACCCCGATTCAGGACATTCAAAGATGGAAGAAAATCATTAGCGGGGACACAGGTGCGACCTTAACTCGTGCGATTTGTACGGAGAAGACGTGGGGGTACCTAATGGAACACCCTGCGATCCGTTTAGACATGAATCCAATCGGTGGCCAGAACGTTATTATGACAGATGAATTGCTAAGAGCATATTTGTTCAACAAATTGAAAATCAGGGTGTCTGTTTATAACAAGATTTATGCTCTGCAAGACGGCAGCACCCACCAGTATTTCCCTGACGACTTTTTCACTTTAATTCCGGATGGGAATCTGGGTAACACCTGGTATGGTACTACGCCGGAGGAAGCCGATCTGATGGCGGGCTCAAAAGCAGCGGAAGTGGCTATCGTCAATACGGGCGTAGCGATCACCACTATTAAGGAGCCACACCCGGTTAACGTTGAGACAATCGTATCCGAGATCGTGCTTCCGTCTTTTGAGACAATGGATACAGTATTTATCGCCAAAGTGGCATAGTGAGAGGTAAATGTCTCTCCTATTTTAATTTCGAAGGGAGAATGAAACATGGCAGCAGCTAAAGTAAAAGAAGAAAATCAAACAGAATTGAAGGTACAGGGAGCAGACGCTCCTGCGATTCCGGACGGACAAGGGCCAGAAGACAATTCTACTGATTTAACTGAACCAGTAGAATCCTTGCCCACTGTGCGGGCGATTTGTTTGACCAACGTCAAGCATAATCGGGACTTATACAGGGCGGGTCAAAAGCTCGATCTTCCTGAAGATGTATTCGATACGCTTCATGAAGCAAAAGCGGTGCGGAGATTGGGTGAATGATTACGGCAGCAGATGTATGGCCGATCGTCAAGCTGCGGCTTGCCTTGGCGGATGATTCACATCAGCCACTTATTGCGACTTACATCGCTGAATTGGAGCATCGAATTAAGCACTATTGCAATATTGAGCGCCTGCCCGATGGCCTGCTATACACCTGGGCCAGTATGGTCGTGGATGCCGTTCGCGTCGATCTGCCAAATGTGGATGAGATCGACGACACGGTTGGCGGGCAGGCCAGCAATGTCAAAGTAGGAGATACATCCGTTTCTGGTGGAGGATCTGGCGGCGGGCTGACCAATACAACCAAATCTGTTATCGATAGGGTCGTGCTTAATTATCAGCACGACCTTAATCGTTATCGAAAGATGAGGTGGGGCGGATGATCAATTATAGGCGGCACCGACGAGCTATTGAGAAGATGTATGAGGACAAGGCGACGATCAGCCGGCACAAGCCCGGCAAGAACCCAGATACCCGAGTGACTGAGCAAAAGTTACAGGCCGTTTATGAGGATCAACCTTGCAAGCTGTCGCAGACCGGTCTTGCACGTAATGGCCAGACTGAGGCCCAGAACGACCTGCAGTATGATGCAAAGCTGTTCATCGCTCCGGAGTTGGAAGTTATGCAGGGCGATGTTGTGGCGGTCACTCGGGGAGCTACGGGTCGAGTCGAGATGTACACCGCTGGCCAGCCATTCCCACCGTACAGCAGCCATCAGGAACTTTTAATGACCCGCAAAGGGTGGGCGTGATGTCCGGGAAAGGCTTGGATGTATCCGGACTTCGCCGACTGCTCGGTAATATTCGCGGAGTAAAGCGGGATACCCGGCGCTTTATTGAGGATTGTGTCAAAGAGCTAGCCAACCGGTTGCTGGCCAAGGTTATTCCCCGTACTCCATCGGATAGCGGGGTGCTGCGGGCAAGCTGGCAGCTTGGGCCAGTAGTATGGGAGACGAACGGCAGTTGTTCCGTCGAGCTGCTTAACGCAGTTGATTATGCGCCTTATGTCGAGTATGGCCACCGGACAGCAAATCATATGGGATGGGTTGAGGGGAAATTCATGTTAACCATATCTGTGGAGGAACTTCAACGGGAGTTGCCGCCGCTGTTGGAGCGCAGAATGAAGCAATACCTCGACCGTATTTGGAGGTGAGCGAACTGATCACGGTTAATGACATGAAGAATGCAGTGACCCGCGCCCTGGATAATGCTTTCCCGGAAATACCTATTTACGGGGATAAGATTAACCAGAACCTTGATCCGCCTTGCTTCTTCGTAAAATTGTTCCCCGTTGGCCATAAAAGGTTACTGGGCCGCCGATACGATCGGCAGCATACTTTTGACATTCACTATTTCTCGGAAAAGGGCAGTGAAGAGATAAATGATGTGACTGAACAACTTTTTGGTGTGATGGAGTACATCGATTGCAATGGTCTTATCCGCGGGACTGATATGCGGGGCGAAACCGTCGATGGAGTGCTCCATTTCTTTGTGTCGTACGACTTCCATGTTCTGCGGCAACGGCCGAAATCTGAACCAATGCAGTTCATGGATGTGAAGCAGGAATTGAAATTGGAAAGGAGCAATCAAGATGGCAAGTTCAAAAGTCAAGGAGACAGCGCAGCAGGAAGTTGAACAGCCAGTTGAGCTGCCGCCGGCGAGGTATGTTGTACGGCAATTTATTCAGTCGGAAACATACAGCGCCGACCGGGATATTTTGACTGCGCTGCTGGATGAGGGGCAGCTTTATACGCCTGCTGAAGTGCAGGCAATTATCAATAAATTTAAGAATCAGGAGGCGTTGTAATGGCAGGAGGAACATGGACAAGTCAAAATAAGGTGCGCCCAGGGGTCTATATCAACATGAACAGCGCTCCGCAGGCTCTCGGTGCAGCTGGTGACCGGGGTGTGGCCAGTATTGCTCTTGCGCTGCCATGGGGACCATCCCAGCAGATCATCAGCATTGCTGCTGGTCAAGATGTCCGGGACGTGCTCGGTTACGATATCACAGCACCGCAGTTGCTTCTTGTACGAGAAGTGCTCAAGCGCGCGCAGACATTGCTGTTGTATCGTCTGAACGCCGGGGTAAAGGCTTCGGCCACCCATAGCGGGCTGCTGGTCACGGCGCAGCATGGCGGCACACGCGGCAACAATTTGAGCATCGTTATTCAAGCCAGCATTGACCAGCCGGAGAAATTCGAGGTGATTACGCTGTTGGACGGTACCGATGTACATCGTCAGATTGTAGCCGATGCCTCAGAGCTACAGCCGAATGCTTGGGTTACCTTTTCGGGTGGCGGCTCCTTGTCGACTACTGCAGGTGTGCCGTTGCAAGGTGGTACGGATGGTACGGTGACAAACGCGGATCATACTGCTTACCTGGCTGCTTTGGAACTATACTCATTTAACACGATCGCCCTGGCCAGCACGGATAATGCGCTTAAGGCGGTCTATGCTGCTTTCGTTCGCAGGTTGAGGGAGCAGGAAGGTGCAAAAGTGCAGGCGGCCCTTGAGAATTACCCCGTTGCTGATTATGAGGGCGTCATCAGTGTGAAAAACGGAGTTATTCTTTCCGACGGTACAGAGTTGACCGCAGCACAGACAACTGCCTGGGTAGCTGGTGCAACAGCAGGAGCGGCGAATAATGAATCGCTGACTTACAAAGCGTACGATGATGCTGTGGACGTGGCCACGCGCTACACCAACAGCCAGATTGAGGCAGCGCTGCGGGCCGGGGAGTTTCTGTTCACTCCGAACAATGGCCGAGCCGTCATCGAGCAGGATATTAATACGCTGACAAGCTTCACTCCTGATAAAGGACGAGCATTCAGTAAAAACAGAGTCATCCGGGTACTGGATGGTATCGCCAATGATATTAAGCGGATTTTCGAAACGTTTTATCTTGGTAAGGTCGACAATAATCCGGATGGCCGCATGCTGCTGGGGCAGGAGATTGTGACCTATTTGGGTAACCTGCAGGACAATGCAGCTATCCAAAACTTTGATTCGCAGGGAGATATGTCCGTCATCCAAGGCAAAGATGTCGACAGCGTATATGTCGAACTCAACATTCAGCCTGTGGATGCCGTTGAAAAAATCTACATGAAAGTGACGGTGGTATAGATGGCATTTTTGAGTGCGAAAGACAGTATTTCCGGCCAGGAGGGCAGGGCGTACGCTAAGGTTAACGGCGTGGTCGAAGAACTGTTTTACCTTAAGGATTTAGAGGCGACAGCCGAAAAACAGAAGGCTGAGATCAGAACTTTGGGCCGCCGCGGTACTCAGCACAAGGCAACCGGCTGGACCGGTACCGGAAGCATGACCATTTACTACGTTACATCGTACTTTCGCAAAATGATGTACGACTACATTAAGACAGGTAAGGATGTCTACTTTGAGATCACAGTAACAAACGATGACCCGACCTCGACGATCGGGAAGCAGACGACGGTTCTGAAAGGGTGCAACCTTGATTCTGTGATCCTTGCCAAGCTCGACACTGAGAGTGACGCACTGGACGAAGAGGTCAGCTTTACTTATGACGATGTGGAAATTCCGGAGCATTTTAAGGCTCCATCAGCTAATTAAATCCATTAACAATAAACGGAGGTAATAATCATGAGTAATATTGAAGCTTTTTACGCACAGAATGCAGATATTGAGGTAACGGAGGACTTTGTTGTATCCGGACGTTTTAAAGATAAGGAAGGGAAGCCGATCCCTTGGACACTCCGAAGCATGAAGCAAACAGAAAATGAGGCTATTCGCAAATCTGTAACTAGGAAAACAAAGGACAGACGTGGAGGCTACCAGATTGAGACCAATCCGGATGAGTATATCGCGAAACTGACTGTGGCGAGCGTTGTCTATCCGCCCCTTAAAGACGAGGCATTGCAAAAATCATATGGTGTTCTGGGAGCAGATAAGCTTCTGAGTGAAATGCTTCTTCCTGGGGAATATTCGGACCTTATTAACAAGGTCCAAGAGTTGAATGGATTTGAAAAAGATATTAATGAGCTGGTGGATGAGGTAAAAAACTAATCCAGGAGGGCGACCCTGAGTGGAATTATGCCTACTATGCCCTCCATGAATTAAATGTTCTTCCGCACGAGCTCAACCGTATGGACCGATACGAGAAGGCAGCCTTGTTCGCGATGATTGATGTAAGGGTGGAACAAGAGCGACGGGCTGCTGCTCGGGCCAAGAATAAGAAGTAAGGAGGCGTACTTATGGCGACGATAGGGGCAAGCTTGCGACTGTACGACCAAATTACGGATACGCTGGCCAAATCCGAGCGGGGAATTGAGTCTATGATCGCAGCGGCTGAGCGGCTTAATACAGTAGCTCAGCGGCATATTGAAATTAAGATTGACACCGGGAAGGCTGCTGCCCAGGTGGATGCACTGACAAGCCGCATTCAAAATATGATAGGCACTTCCACTATTAAAGTGGCAGTGGGTGCGGCAGACATATCACAGCAGATTGGCCAGCTCCAACAGCAATTACGTTCATCACTGGCTGAGACTGCAGTCCGTGTCACCGTAGACGCGGGAACAGTCATTCAGGACGCAGCACAGCTTAAGGGTCAGATTGACGGCGCACTCGCCAATAGCTCTGTGCTTTTGCAACTGGATCGCTCTCGCATTATGGATGGGTTGGCCAGCTTGCGGGCACAAATTAGCAATTCGGCTTCTGCTTTAACGTTACAGCTCACCATTGATTCGGGACATGCCCTTACACAATTGGGAGCGATCAAGCAGCAACTGGCTGCCCAGGCTGGGTCCATCACGGTGACAGTGTTGGCCGATTTGGATCAAGCGAGCTTGCGGGCCGTCACCGCGGCGATAGAAAGGCAGCGCGAATCTGCCGGAAGGCCGATACAACTTCATATCTATACTGCCGGAGCACTGGCGCAAGTTGACGCCCTGAGCGCGCGGATCGCATCGATGATGAACAATTCGGATATTCGTGTGACCGTTGGTGCAGCAGATTTATCCCAAGAGATAGCCCGAATGCAGCAACAGCTTCGTGGCGCAGTGGCGGCAACGGCCATTCAAGTGACATTAGATAGTGGAGCGGCACTCCAAGAAGCTGCCCAGCTTAAAAGCCGTCTTGAGGCTCTGACCAGTCCCCTGCTTATACAAGCGGGTTTGGATGGTTCACGATTACAGAGCGAATTGACTGCCCTTCGTGGCCAACTTGCGGGGACGGCAATGGCTGTATCCATCCCAATGCATATTGACACGGCTCAGGCTGTCGCTCAACTGGGGCCATTGCGTCAGCAGTTAACGAGCATGATCGGCACTGTGGAGATAGAAGTTATGGCCAGGTTGGACCGTTCCCGAATCATGGCCGATCTGGCTGCTTTGCGAGCACAGGCAAGCCATTCAGCAGCGGCTATTGCTTTAACAGTAACGATCAATACTGCGCAAGCTCTGGCACAGGTTGAGCCCTTTAAGCAGCAGCTTGCGACTCAGCTCGGAACGATTGCGGCTGAGCTTCAGATCACTTTGCCGAACGTCTTGCAGGATATGTTGGTCGATTTGCGGCGTCTTGTACTGCAGTTGCTGCGCGGTGTGCGCCGGATCAGGCAGACGCTGCCAACCGGAGCTGCTCAACAGTTAACGGCAGCCCTTCAGCGAATTGAAGAGTTGGAGAGGAAAATACTACAGCTGCAGGAGCAGACCAACAATTCCGTTAACAAAACTCAGGGTAGCACCAGCAATTGGCTTAGCGGGCTTAAGGGTATCCTTGCCACCTTTTTATCTATTGCTGGAGCGGTTAAACTGTTGCATGCTACCGTTGGCGCAGCGATGGAGCAGCTTAAAATGGAGGACATGTTCAAGGCCCGTACCGGGGATGTTCAGGTAGGCTCGGCCATGTTTGATAAATTCAAAGCCGAGGCTCTGGCTGCGGGGCAGGACGTTAATAAATCGTTACAGAGCACACTATCCTTTTTCTCTACAACCCAAAACACAGATCAATTGAGCAAACTCAATAACCTGGCTCAGCGTCTGAATGCCTTTGACGCTGCGGGCAACGGAATTGAGGGTGCAGCCTTTGCTCTGAAGGAAGCTATGTCGGGGGATATCGTATCCTTGGCCGAACGTTTCAATATGTCCAAAACAGATATCCGTGCCTTTAAAATTGATGACCTGGGGAAAGCCGGCGACATGGATGGCTTTATCAAGGCATTTGACCAGCTCCTTGAGAAGCAGAAAATGGGCCAAGCAGCATTTGAGACAATGTTGGCCAGCCCGGCCAAGCAGGTTGAGATCTTGAACAATAACATCAAATCCATGTTTGCGGATGCGGGTGGGGATGCGGTTCAGGCATTGCTGCCGCTCATTAACATGCTTAACACGGCCTTCAAGGAAGGCAAGTTTCAGCCATTCTTTGACGGGCTACGATCTGGGCTTGAGGCTGTGACCAATGTCGCGAAAGAGGTCTTCAATGTTTTTCTGCAGGTCTATGATTTTTTCGTAGGGAACTGGTCTTCCATAGAGCCTGTCATTTGGGGTGTCGTGGGGGCATTCGCTGCGTGGAAGGTAGCGACACTTGCCCAGGCAGCAGCACAAGCTATTGCCACTTTTGCTACCGGAGCGGGCACTGTTGCTATTTTTGCTCAAACGTTGGCGACACAAGGACTGGCGGCAGCCTGGGGAACACTTAACGCCGCGATGAAAGCCAATATCTTTATATTTATCATTTCGGTAATAATCGGCCTGATCGTCTGGCTGGTAAAGCTTTGGCAGACGAATGATAATTTTGCCGCAGCACTCATGCGGGCGTGGAATGGCATTTTGAATTTCTTCGACCGAATTCCCGGATTCTTTTGGCAACTGGTAGAAATGATGATGACCCCCTTTGGCTGGTGGGCGGAGAGCGTAGGTAAAATCTACGATACCGTAATCAACAGCATCATCGAAGGGATTAACTCCATTCTCTCGGTAGTTAATAAAGTTACCGGTTCATCCTATGAGTTGGCCGCGAAATTCAAGTTTGAGGACGTGGCCAAAGACCTTAAAGAATACGCCAATTTGAAAAAAGAGGATGCCTTTAAGAAGGCAGAGGAGAATGCCAAGAAACGTGAGCAGGGCGTCCAGGACATGCTTAATGACCGGGCAAAAAAGCGTGAGGAAGAGAATCAGAAAAAGGCAAATGACAATGCCGCGAAATTCAAGTTTGACGACTGGAACGCAAAAGCTGCTGCAGCCGGTACTCCGAAGGAAATCGACAAGGTAAAGAAGGTCGGAAAAATTGAGGACAAAGTCGATATTTCGAGTGAGGACCTGAAGATAATGCGGGACTTGGCGGAGATGAAGACGATTCAGAATTTTGTCACTCTGACGCCGACGGTATCAATCACAACCGGAGATATCCGGAACGGCGAGGACTTGGATTCTATGATTTCCAAGATCGAAACAGAAATCACCAATCAGATCCAAGCCAGCGCACAAGGCACTTATGGAAATGGTTAGGAGGGGAGAGTATTGAACAATAAGTTTATGAGAATCATCGCATTTGCTCTAACGATTTTCACGCTCGTCCTTCTAGTAAACGGATTTATCGTAGATTTGCAGAAAAGAAAGCTCAACCAGTTGCACAAGCAACAGATTGAGCAGCAGGCCAAACAGTGGCAGGAGTTGATTACGGAATATAGTCACTCTATTCACCGTCTTCAGGAGTTGGCTGATTTGCTTCGGAAGCATCTAATTGCTCCGCTGAAAAACTAGCAATGGCACTGAGCATTTCTTGTATCGCAGTTTCTAGCCGAAGTGCATTTTCATGGTTTTGTCGCAAGACTTCTTTATGATGACGCTCATTTTGCTCCATCTTCTCTTTATGATGACGCTCATTTTGTTCCATCTGCTCTTTATGATGGCGTTCGAGTTGTTCGGTATTCTGGTTGCCCAAATATATTGAGATCGCAATTGGAATTAAAACATTAATTAGCCATTGAAGAATTTGTTGAGTATTGAGCTTCGGAACTACTATCACCGATTGGGTAGAATTGGTTTCTTGTGATTCCTTATCCTGAAGATCAAGGGGGAGAATTTCAAGAATTGCCTCTTGTAAATTTCTTATTTTGGAATAAAAGTTATCATAAGAATGGGCAATTGGATCACTGACTACACTGACTTGTTCTACTATACTTTTTATTTGATTAGTTGCTGAATTTTCCAAGTATCGTGTTGCATCTTGCGCAGCTCTTAAAGCTGAATCTGAAGGGATCATAATATCTCGAACACTCTCACTGAGAGTTAGACGAGATTCAATCATTTGCATTTTTTCAAGCATTTGTTGAGTGGGTGAATCAATTATTCGGTTAATATTTTCGTACCAATTATAAACACCGTTTTTCAAAATACGATCACCTCTTATCTCTAATATTTGGAACTGAATAACATCCAATATTCGACATTATAGGGGTAAAGACCTGCTCCTGAAACCGAAGCTCTATCAAAACGTATTTCCTCCTGTGGCAAAGTTTGGTACTATATTCATAGCATCATGATATAGGAGGGGATACGTTTTGAAAAAGAGCATCATTACACTTGCTGCGGGCGTTCTGATTGGGGTTTCAATTTCTTACGCGGGGCCAGCCTGGGCGGCTGCCAAGCAGTTTATATTAAATGAAGTTAATTATCCGGTTGTTGTGGACGGGAAAGTCTACAAGGATACAAAAGCGCCAATTCTCAATTACAACGGATCCACATACATCCCATTGGCCAAGATCGGCGATCTGACTGGCGTGAACTATAAATGGAATTCTGAAAAGAAACAGGTGGAAATCGGCACGAAGAATTCCAGCAGCGACGGCCCAGCCGGCAGAAAGAACGACAACCTGCAGCCAGACACTGAGGTCAAAATTGAGGAGCCGGTCGTGAAGGGGTACAAAGGAATCAGGGACGAAGCTGACGTGAACATTGAAATAGCCAAGGTTCACAAGGTCTCGCCGCCTCCTTTGTTAAGTCAAGGTTGGATTTCGGAAGATTTGTTTTATGATGTCTTCAAATACAACAAATTGTACAGTGAAGATAAACCAGGTGTCGAGATAGTAAATATCGGTAAGAATTATGATGTTTTAATTACTTTTGAATTCCCGGATGGCTGGTCAGATGCTGACGAACAAAAAGAAATTAATGTAAACGGGGTTAGGGTTAAACGACACCTCGATACGAACTACTATAATATTGCTGATTTTGAAAAGAAGCTAGGCATTAAAAAGTAATATTGCGGGACTAAATCAGCTATGATATGCTTAAAATAGTAATAGGAGCCGGATGGCCGTCCGACTCCCGCACAACATTTTTCGGTGGGAAACCTCCGAGTATGACTCAGAAGAAAATAACCCGTTCCCTTGGCGCTAACCTGGGCGGGTTATTTTCGTTTGTTCAGATAAGTAAGAAAGGCGAGGAAGAACATTCCAAGCATTATTACTTCTGTCAACGAAAATTGCATGTGCGTCACCTCCACTCTGGAGGCGATACTTTCCCACCCAAGTCATGTTGTACTGGATTAGTATACCATTAATAAATAATATTTTCTATTAAAGCCACTCTCTTTGAGTGGCTTTTTTTGGGAGTGAGTCATATGGCAGAGAAAAAAACAAACAATAAGAAAATTAAACATTCATTCCTTCAACTTAGTTTCAACAATGGTGCTGAAACTCTCATTTTCCCAGTTCTTCCTGAGGAAATTCAAGTGAAAAAGAAAGGGAAGGGGCAGGCTTATGATATCGTGGGCCTGGGAGAAGTAAACGTCATTAAGTCACGAGAACTAGCAGAGGTTAGTTTTGAGAGTTTTTTTCCTGCGGATAAGAATGCACCATATTTATCAGTTCCGATAACTCAATTTAATGATCCTGAAACTTGCGTAAAAAAAATAAATGGCTGGCAAGAATCTATTTATCCTTGCCGGTTGCTCGTTCAAACTGAAAATTTAAAATTCACAATCGCGGTGAGCATTGAATCTTTTGAGCGCAGAGAAGTGGCTGGGCACGGCGGAGATATTTACTTTTCCCTTGTTCTTAAGGAATACAAATTTTACTCCACCCGGCGATTAATCACAGAAACAAAGAATGGGAAAACGACAGTCATGCAAGAGCCGGCCAAACGTCCGGACGAGCGGGTCCCGCCAGACACTTATGTGCTGAAGAAGAATGACAACCTATGGAAAGTGGCGCAGCTTCAGCTTGGCGACGGTAGCCGGTGGAAGGAACTTATGAAACTGAACAATATTACTGAAGCACAGGCAAAGCGGCTGCCAGTTGGAATGAAAATAAAATTACCGCCGAAAAGGAAGTGATTTTATGTTTGAAGTCTTCATTGATAACCGGGACGGGATAGTCTGGAATATTTCCCGGATTATATCTCAGTTGAAGATAAAGACCGCCCGGATCGGCAAGGCCACAACAGTAGATATTACCTTCATCAAAAATTCTCCATTTTCGGATGACGAATTCAAATACGGCTGCGGTGATGTCATCCGGATCCGGAAAGATGATATGAACATCTTCTATGGCTATGTGTTCGCCGTTGATGAAGATGAGAATGATGAAGTTAAAATAACTGCTTACGATCAAGTGCGGTACCTGATGTTCAGTGACACAATCGTGATGTCTAATACAACGGCGACGCAGCTCGTCAAAAGGATAATTAAGGAGACGGGACTTAAAGCAGGCGACCTGGCAGACACGGGATATGCGATCCCGAAGATTATGGAGGATGCTCAGCCATTTTTGGATATGATCTGCCGGGCGTTGGATAGTACCCTGATAGCCGATAAAGAACTGTTTGTGTTTTATGACGATTTCGGTAGGCTGAACCTTCGAAATATTAAAGATATGGTTCTGGATATTGTAATTGGTGAAAAGAGCCTTATGTTCAGCTATAAGGACAAGAGGTCCATTGATACGGATACGTACAATCGGATCAAATTGTACAAGGACAACAAGAAGACAGGGAAGCGTGAAGCATATGTCGCCGAGAACAGCACCACAATGGCCAAGTGGGGGCGCCTGCAATACTATCAGAATATTGACGAGAAGATGAATAAGGCGCAGATCAATAAGATGCTGGAGAACATAATGGCCCTGAAAAACAGGGAGCAGCGTTCCCTCAAGGTCGAAGCTTTGGGCGATATCCGGATTAGAGCCGGGAATATCATTTGGCTTGCGATAGAATCAAAAGGCATCAAACAGCAATATGTCGTCAATGAATGCATACAAAATTTTGATGGCGATCAGCACACAATGTCACTTGATTTGGTGGTGTATGGATAATGAGTTTGGTTGATTTAATAAAACAGATAGGGACTGCAGCCGTCGATTCGCAGCATCCCGTAGCCTTGATGTTTGGAAACGTCATAAAAGAGAATCCCTTGGAGGTGAGCGTTAATCAGCGCATTACACTCACAAGGGATTTTTTAGTTGTTCCGGATACGCTCCTTGAACAAAAAATATTAATTGGTGGGACTGAGTATCTTATCCGAAAGCCGCTCCAGCAAGGTGACAAGGTGGCGCTGTTGCGTGTTCAGGGCGGACTGAGCTACTACGTTTTGGACAGGGTGGGGGCAATGGACGAATGATACCCACAGGAGCTGTGCCGGCGGATGCAGAGTTCAACGAGAGCGAGCAGCCCAGCCGGACCTATATGCTGGATTTCGCCCGCGGCCGAGTTTCTGGAATGGTTGATGAACTGGAGGCTGTTAAGCAGGCCGTATACAAAGCTTTGAGCACAGACCGTTTTTTCCACTTCATATACACGACCAATTACGGTTCAGAAGTACAGATCAATTCAGCGGAGACAGAGCTGGAACGCTGGGTTAATGAGGCGCTGCTCCAGGATGACCGGATCACAGCTATTGAGAATTATCAGGTGACGGTTAACGGGGATAGCGCGTTGATGGAATTTACCGTCGTTTCCACCTTGGGACGATTTTCTGTTTCTCAGGAGGTGCAATGATGTACGAAATGTATACCTTTTCTTTTCTGCTGAACCGGATGCTCAGCCGGGTACCGGACACGGTGGACAAGCGGGAAGGTTCCATTATTTATGACGCCTGTGCGCCGGCTGCTGCCGAGCTGGCACAGATGTATATGGAGTTGGAAATGAACGCGGCGCTATCGTTCGCTGATACGGCAAGCGGGGAATTTCTTACCCGGCGAGCTGGAGAGTTTGGAGTTAACCGCTCCCCTGCGACGAAGGCCGTGCGGCGCGGGCTTTTTGTGGATGACAGTGGCAAGCCGCTGAACGTCCCGATCGGCAGTCGCTACAGCATCGAGGACACTGTTTACGTAGTTGCCGCAGCTATTTCTGCGGGAGCTGCAGAGCTTGAATGTGAGACTCCGGGAGTTGTCGGCAATACGTTCTTCGGCCAACTCCTGCCGATTGATTATGTGGCTGGGCTGGCCACTGCGGAGCTGGCGGACATTCTTATTCCTGGTGCTGACGAGGAGAGTGACGACGCGCTGCGCGAGCGATATTATGATGCGGTAAACGAACCGGCATTCGGCGGAAATGTGGCTGACTATAAACAGACGATCAATGCGATCAGTGGGGTAGGGGCCTGCAAGATCTATCCGGCATGGGCCGGGGGTGGCACGGTTAAGGCAACGTTAATCGCATCGGACTGGTCAGCGCCGACGTCGGCCTTGGTCAATCAAGTGCAGACACTTATGGACCCGACGGTCAACAGCGGGCAGGGGCTGGGGCTGGCTCCGATTGGCCACCAGGTCACCATTAAGGGCGTGCAGGCGGTTAAAGTGTCTGTTTCAACGACCCTTACGCTTGCTTCCGGAATGACGCCGGGGCAGGTGCAGGCAGATGTAGAGGCAGTTTTTTCTGCCTACCTGCTTGATTTGCGAAGGGATTGGTCCAACCAGGCGCAGCTTGTCGTCCGGACAGCACAACTCGACGCTCGTATCCTGACCATTGCAGGAATTGAGGATGTGGCTGATACCAAGCTTAATGGTTCGCCCGCAAACCTGACGTTAGGAGCAGACGAGATCCCAACAGCGGGGGCGGTGACCATTAATGTCTAATCCTTTTCTGGAGTATTGGCCGGATATTTATCAGGACATCAAGGATTTTGTAGAGTTGGCGAAGACAGAGGATGTCGAGCTGCAATTAACCGAGAACGCAATTTCTCAGCAGCTTGATGACCAGTTTGTCACATCATCAAGTGTTCAAGCTATCCGGCGTCGTGAGCTGATGTTGGGCATCAAGGCGGACCCGACAAATGAAACGTTGGAATTCCGTCGCCGGCGAATCCTCAACCGCTATCAGACCAAGCCGCCGTTCACGATTCGCTTTTTACAGCAACAGCTCGATTTGCTTGCTGGCCAAGGGATGGCTCTTGCATCTGTTGATGTGGAGGACCTTGTATTGACGATCGCTACCAACGTCAGTAACGCGAGTGTGTTTGCGGAGATTGCCCACACTGTTGATACGATCAAGCCGGTCAACTTGGTCTATCAGCAGGTAGCCGCTCTTGATGCTGAAATCGAGTTGGTAGAGAAAGTTTCTATGAAGACGGTGAACTGGCGATACAAATTGGATGGATCGTGGCAGCTGGGGGCAACACCATTTGCCACATACGGGTCGGAGGTGGCAGTAAAATGATAAGTCCGGGTTTGCTTCGCGATGTGGCCATCTATGTTGACGGACGTATTTCTAAAGTAGTGCTAAATGGAACATATGAAATTAAAGATTTTCGAGTCAAACAGGTCACGGACAGCACCGTGGCCTTAAATTATTTTGTGCCGGTATCGGACGTATCCTTGATTACGCTGATTGAGCTCAAGGACGCTGCTGGGAACGTACTGACATCCAATGAGGTTCACGTTCCGCTGATTGCTGATCAGATTATGATACAAACAATTGATGTTAACGAGCGGGGGGCAGTTTAATGGCAAAGACAAATTGGGGAATGAACGACACGGTCAAGCCTGCCGACCTGAACCAGATCGGACAGGAGATTAATGATACTACTTCGAAACTGACCAATCATACCGGATCAGGTGGTGCTGCCCATTCCGTGGCCACGGCAAGCGATGCTGGATTCATGAGTTCTACAGACAAGACAAAGCTGGACGGTGTACAGGCAGGAGCCAATAATTACTCTCATCCAACGGGTGATGGGAACCTTCATGTTCCCGCAACCGGTACCGGGAACAATGGTAAAGTGCTGAAAGCTGGGAGCGCAGCAGGTAGTGCGGCTTGGGGTAATGTAGCCTTTTCTGAGGTAAGCGGCAAGCCTACTACGTTGAGTGGGTATGGGATTACAGATGCAGCGCCGTCTTCACACGTCGGTGCCGGTGGAACTGCTCATGCTAATGCGACTTCAAGTGTTGATGGGTTTATGAGTGCAGCAGATAAAGGGAAGCTGGATGGCGTTCAGGCGGGGGCCAATAATTATACGCACCCGTCGACGCATCCAGCTTCTATTATTGTACAGGATGCAAACAACCGCTTTATGACGGATGCGGAGCGGAGTAAGCTGTCCGGCATTGCTGCTGGAGCGAATAACTACACACATCCTGCAACGCACCCGCCGTCAATTATTGTTCAGGACGCCAACAATCGCTTTATGACTGACGATGAAAAGGCAAAACTCGGCGCGCTTCCTGCAGGCGGCAATGTTGTTCCGAAAAAAATTCAGCTTGCAAATGAAAATGGCGGTACGATCTTTAAAGTTTATGACTTGGCATCATATAAAAATAATGCAGCAACTGTCCGCGGAGCTCTCAAAATCACCCTTCCAGTAGGCTGGACCAATACGATGATGGATCTGTACTTTAACGGCATCAACTACGGCACCAATAACATTTTGCAATGGGACATGTCGTTGTTTGGCTACAATTATTCGCAAAACGGAACATGGCAAAGAGCGCAGGCGCGGACATCCGGCAATACAATGTTCAAAAGGGTCCGCCTGGGCATTGAAAATGGAAAGTGCATAATTATCGTCGGTGAAGGCACTGATACATGGGAGTATCCCGCCGTCACTATAGCTGCAGGTATTTTTTCTCATACTGTCCCTGCTGCAATTTTAGACGAGCCTTGGAAAATGGAAATTGTGACGAGTTGGGAATCGGCTGTGATTTCGGCTGACATCACCAAGCTGACCACAGGAATTCATGCGGAAACTGTTGGCGGGATGCGGGAAACAGACTTTGTTCCAAACAGAAACATTCTTCCCGGCAGCACAGACTTGGACACTATTAAAGACCCTGGCTTCTATAGACTGGGTGCGTCAAATCCAAACCAGCCGCCGGGAACCAACGGTTATGGGCAACTGCTCTCTGTATATGGGGGGTCTGACACTGCTGCTCAAATGTTCTTTGATTACGTTAATAGTAGCCGCCTTCACTTTCGGTCAGGAAAGCCTTGGCATTCTACCGATCCGTCTTGGGGTCCTTGGAGGCGAATACTTACAGATAACATGATGGGAGCAGGCGGCGGCATTGATGCTGATACTGTGAGGAGTTTTATCATAGGGCAGCACTTAAGAACTACGGATATGGTTACCTTTAAGGAATTAGTTCTGCGTGAGGGCGGGGGACAAATTTATCCTCCAGCAGCACCCACAGGTAACTGGTCCAGGGGCTGGCTTTATAAAGCGCAAGACGGCTCAAATATAGCTGCAATCGGAATGCTGGGCAATAACAAAGGGGAGCCAGTACTAATGCACCTGGCTTACGGGGTAACTCCATGGGACTCTGGCAGAGGCTTGTACATCTTGGCGAACGGCAATGTTGGTGTTCGCACCACTACACCTGAGCAAGCATTTGACGTCAACGGTTGGGCAAGAGCGCAGCGCTTCCTGTCAACTGTAGCCCGCGGGACGGCCCCGCTGGAAGTTTTGTCTGATACAATGGTGGCCAACCTGAACGCTAATTTTGTAAACGGAAAAACAACTGACCAAGACCTACGAACTTCTGATAGCGTGCGGTTTTCGAAAATGGAATCCCGTGGCGGAGCGGACACATTGCGGCTTTATGCAAGTGCAGTGACGGATCATGTGTATTTAGCGATGTACCCAAGATCGGCTGACCCGACTTTAAGGGGGATGTATTTTGGCTACGGCACTGGCGGGTCAAACCAGCTAGTTATGTCAAACGAATTAAACGGCAACATTCTCTTGAACACTCCTAACGGTTATGGTGTTGTATCAAACGGGAAACTAGAAGGCACGGAATTGATTGCGATTAATGGCACAATGGGCGCTTATAAAAGAAAAATAGCTTTTGCAAGCACCGACACTACCGGAAGATGGATGCTTATAGCGAGAATACAAAACAAGGCTAACCCTAATGATTCAACCGAAAACGCAATGTTCAAAGGGACCGCTATTATAGATTCTAGCTATGGTAGAGCTGGGGACAGACAATCTATCTGTCAATTTACATTCGGTTCGAGAAATGGAGTAAGGCCCGCATTCTTCACAGTTGGAGATTATATTCCTGAGTTCAGAATCGTAAGAAAATCTGACGGGTTCCGATATCTCTATCTATACCAAACAGCCTATAGCAGACGAGTCATATTTGATTATTATAACTGGGACTGTTTGGAATACTGGACTATTGAAGACCCAAATTCGTTAACTGGTGCTACACTGCTTTGGAGTTCTGTGGACAGCGGACAAAATGTTCAAGATGTATACGTTGGTAACCAAAAAGCGGTTGTTGAGGGGTCTATCCCAAATTTACAGTCCCTAAATATTGCAGCGAACATAACTCTTGATGCGTCTACAACAGAAAGTGCCATCAGATTTGATTATCCAGGAACAAATAGTCCGCGCGTGGGAATTTACAGCAACCCTAATGGTAATACTTTTGGCATTTATGACTGGGGCAATAGCAGAGGAGTTATGACATATTCCCAATCGACAAATATTGTTACGTTTAGCTCTGGCGTGAACTTGGTGGGTATTCCGACAGCTGTCACAGCTCCAACCGCTGATAACTCAACTAGACTCAGTACAACTGCCCATACTCAAGCAGCCATAGACGCTAAAGTGGGCGCGCTGTCTGGGCTGAACACAACAGCGAAAAATAATGTTGTTGCTGCGATAAATGAGCTTTTTACATCTGTCAGTGACGGTAAAGCATTAGTCGCAGGTGCGATTACTGACAGAGGGGTACCGACACCTGCGAACGCAACTTTCCAACAAATGGCTAGCAATGTAAACGACATCCCATTCGCCAGAAAGGGAATGATTTGGGGAACTGCTATTAATGATGGAAGATACTATAAAACCGTTGTGTGGACTGGAATTAGATACATCGCTTTTGCTGAGGGTAATCCTTCATACTACCGAATTTCAAGTGAAGAACCTTCAACACCATCCTCCACATCTCAGGTCACTTGGGGTTCGCCTATAGCTATGACAGGCGTTGGGGCTAACTCTTGGATCGTGGACAGTATCCAAGCTGGCGGTAAGACAGTTGTTCTACTTTGGGGTGGTGGTGGCTCTGGAGGTCAAGTCTCGTTTTCTACTATCGGCGATGGCAATGGCTGGACATACGGAACTGCAGGTGAATCAACAGGTTGGGGAGAAAACAGATCAATCACTTGGGGTAACAACTTGTATGTAGCAGCCCGTAACAACTCTGCAGGAGACATTACGAACCCCAGGTCAATCATTACAAGCCCAGATGCAATTACTTGGACAGTAAGATCACTGCCAGCCACAACAGGAGGTCCGTCTGTTGAAACTTGGGGTCAAGTAGCTTTCGGTAACAACATGTTCATCTGCTTATCTGTCGACGGCACATCTGGCACAGGTAACATTGCTCGAAGACTAATGACAAGTACCAATGGCACCACTTGGACATGGAGCACTGTACAGATTCCGTTTGCTACAAGCTATGTAATCTGGGATGGAAAACAATTTGTTGCTGTCGGAAGAGATTTGACAACTAACCGGGCAAGCTCCATGACAAGCCCGAATGGTACCACCTGGACAGTATCACCAACGCCGACACAATATTCAAATATTGGCTTCTACCATGTGTCCTATGCAAATGGTATGTATATGGCGGTAATATCGTTCCAAAATCCGGGCTTGTTATTTACGTCAAAGGATGGCTTGCAGTGGAACCCAAGAGACTTGACAGGAGTCACTTCAAACTCACGAATGATGCAAACTGCAAGTGGTAATAAAACTTCCGTGCTTGTGGGCGGGAGGGCTGATACTAACGGAGCTAATATTTGGTACTCCTATGACAGGTACTAAGCTAAAATTTACAGTAAATCAAAGCCCGCAAAAGCAGGGCTTTGTCTTATTTCAAGGAGGAGAAACCTATGATTAGTAAAGTGGGGCAAACAATACTGACGGCCGCTGTGGGATCGTCGGGGAAAGAAACAGCCATCGGGGGAGCAGTTGCAGCCATCGGGACTTTCTTAGCCGCATCATTAGGGGGTTGGGATACTGCTCTTAAAATTTTAGCTTACTGTATGGCAATTGATTATATTACGGGATTTCTGGGGGCTGTTAAAACCAAAACTCTAAACAGCGAAGTCATGTATTGGGGCGGCATTCGCAAAGGGGTCGTCCTATCCATGGTAGGTCTTGCTGTTTTGTTTGACCAGCTTGTCGGCAATGAAGCTCCTGTATTAAGAATGGTCGTACTTTACTTTTACATTGGCCGTGAAGGGCTTTCTATTATTGAAAATCTAGGCGTATTGAACGTCCTCGTTCCACAAGCAATGAAGGATCGTCTCCAGCAGCTTAATGGGAAGGGTGAACAGAAATGAAAATTGCACTTGATGCAGGACATGGCCCGGACACTCCAGGCAAGCGCACTCCGGATGGAAGCATGAGGGAATTTCAATTTAATAATGTTGTGGCCAACTATGCCGCTGAGCTGCTGAAAAGCTATGAGGGTGTACAGACAATCTTTACACATGCCCCTGATGGTAGCCGGGATGTTCCGCTCAAGGAACGGACGAATAAGGCAAATTCATGGAAAGCAGATATCCTGATTTCCATTCATGCGAATGCCAGCGGCGATGGTTGGAGCAATGCAGAAGGGATTGAGACGTTTACCTACATCTTGCCATCAGCAGCATCTATTAAGCTGGCCACAGCCGTACAAAGGAAACTGGTTCTTTCTACAGCGCGACGCGATCGCGGCGTTAAGCAAGATAACCTGCACATGGTCCGTGAGGCTCGGATGCCGGCCATTCTTGTAGAATGTGGCTTCATGACAAATCGAGCGGAAGCGGAACTATTAAAGGCGAACTCATATCGAATGGTATGTGCTAATGCCATCGTTGAGGGGATCGCAGCAGCATATGGGCTGGTAAAAAAAGAAGTAAAGGAGGAACCTGATATGTCAGGACAGTTCACGGATGTTCCGGCAACACACTGGGCTACTGGCGCGATCAGCACAGCGGTTGAAGCCGGAGTCGTTAAAGGCTATGCCGACGGCACATTCAAGCCGGATCAGTCGGTTTCGCGCGCGGAGTTGGCGGTCATTATTGCAAGGCTGTTGAAACAATAGACAAAATAAAACCCGCCTGGCCAGGCGGGTTTCTTGGCTACACCGTATCATAATCTGTCCATTTTTTCATTACTGCTTCCACAGTAGGAGCGGGGTTCATATAGGAGTACAATGAAACGACTGTTTCTATTGCAACGCGAAGATCGTTATAAGTTTCCCTCTGAAAGTCTCCTTCAAAAGTCTGATATTCGTATTGGCCAGACTCTTTTTTTACTTCAAGAATTTTATAATTATAAACCCAAGTGCTGCGCCTTAATCCGGGGTAAACGGATGTGACGATATATTCTACGTCAATCCCTATCGCCTGCAGCTCTTCCTCTATCTCTTTTTTACTTTTTAACGCTGATTTTCTATAGTCAGCATCAGTATTTCCGTATAATGGATCAACCTCGTTGGAAATTGGTTCTTGTAGCTGCCGGGCAATATTCTCCCAAATTCGCATTTTTTCATATATTGCTGGAGTCATCGGGCTTTACCTCTCTTCCATTTTCTTTGTTATGCTGCGCGATTATTTCCTTTGCTTTCGGCTCCAGCTCTCGGTTCATCTCTAATTTGAAGCTGAAATAATCTCTTTCCCGGTTTTCAATCCACCACGACGAGGAATCCTGATTGATCCTCTCGTCTACCCATTCATGCATTATGGCCAATATTTTTTCGCCAGCAACATTAATGGGTTTCCTGTTGGAAATCGAAGATTTCAATTTCTCCAATTCTTCAAGCACACCCGGACGTATTCTTGTTGCCTGTTCAATTTGTTTCTCGCTGCCGGTGAGCGGAGAAAGCTCCTTCAGCAATTCTACTTCCTCGGCAGCGGCCGTTATAGCAGCCCTGTAACAATCCCGACATTGTCGATTTAACGCTGAAGTTATGTGCCGGTCACGATCCTTGTTATCACCATAAAGCTGTTCCCGTATAACATGGCCGCATGCATACGTCACTTCATTCCATGTCAAGTGCGTTAGCCCCTTTTGTTTTTAATTGCCCGAAGCATTGCTGTTACACTTATCGTAAGAGCTGCAAGGCTTATGATCAAAGTTATTGTATCCATTAGGCATCCTCCTTTTAAGCTGCATTACAATTCATAGCTATCTATAAATTCCGTTGCCTCTTCCATGGAACATGCTTCCCAGTCGTACAAGCGGTATCCTTCTCCATATTGCCATTCTTCAGATGTATATACTTTAAAAGTCGGTAGCTTTGTCGTTGTGTCATTACTTTCTTTTATTTTGAAGCCTTTATAACTGATGACTTTTGATTTACGTGCCATTCGCATTCCTCCCTCAGCAGATTGTTACACTCAGCCGTTTATGTTAAGATTGGGAGGAGGGGAGGCTATTCCCCTCCGAGGGAACCTATTTACGTTTGCGTGGTGCGCGGCGTTTTTTGGTTCCTTTTTTGTTTTTCTCTTGGCTTGCCACCCGGAAAAGCATGACTGCTGTTACCAACTGGATGACCGCCGTGAGAAGCCCTACCCAATCTTTCATCTTTTCACCCTTTCGGAGGTCATTCTCTCAACCTCTTAATTAAATTATAACATAATTATTCCAAAAAGTAAACTACAGTTTATATTTAATAAATTATGTTTTATAAAAAGTGAATTGAAGTTTACGTATTAGGGATTTTAGTATAATATGGTATGAGGAAACTTTTTAGAAAGGGTTGGGAATATGCTGACTTTCGAACCATTTCGTCACTGGTGTTTCGTGAATAAAAAAGAGCGAAAGGATGTAGCGGCAGAAACAGGCTTTTCGATGCCAACTATCGGAAATATATATAATGATAAATTTCCTTTTAAGACAGATACGCTGGAAACATTATGCCGTGTTTACGGCTTAAGGGTTGAACAAGTAATTGAATATAAACAGGATTAA